CATCTTCTACTACTAATATTGCAGCCGGTCAAGTTATAACATCTGGCGCTGTAGGATTTCCTGCCGGTGCTACTGTAACTTCTGTAAACTCTACAGTAATTGTGATGTCTTCTAACTTCACAGGCACAACCCAAGCAAATACAATTAACTTTTATGGAACTGCATATTATGGAGTTGGCCGTGTTGCTGCTGCAAACGCATTCGTATTATTTGCGGTAAATACAAAACCAACTCTTACAACTATTGGTGCTGATACCATTATGCCACTTCAGGCATATCTACAACCTTGGGGCAACTCTGGTGCATTTGTTGTTAATTCTACATCTATCACTGCCACAGCAAATGCTACAGTAGCAGTCAATATATCTGCAACCAGTTTAAGTTTATCTACTCCTTTAGCTGCAACTTCTGGTGGTACAGCCCAGAATGCTTATGCAGCTGGTGATATTCTTTATGCATCTGCCACAAACACCCTTTCTAGATTGGGAATCGGTGCTGCAAATGGATATATACTTCAGGTAACCAACAATCTACCTGCATGGGGTACTTTGGATGGCGGAACGTTCTAAAAACTGAAAATGCATAAATATCACGGGGAATTATTATAATGCAAGTTGAATTTGTAAATGCATATATGGGCAAGTCTAAAGAATATCTGAATGATTTCCTTGCCCAAAAAATAATGCTGGAAACCCAGCTAGAATTAGCTACTAAAAAATATAACGAAGCTTCTAAATTTGTCGAAGATCTTACACATGATATTGAACTTCAAAATAAACAAATAGAATCATGCAAAATACAAATAGCAGAATTATCTAGGGATAAAGAAGATTTATCTAAAAATTTATCGTCTACCACTGATTCGTTAAAAGAGATAGAATCTGAACGTAATAAATTTTTAGAAGAATTAGCTATCCTAAGACGGAATAATTCGATGCTAACTAATGATCATAATTTTATGAAATCTGAAAAAATTACCTTTACTTCAGAATTATCAAGTGCCAAAGATCGTGAAATAATGATGGCAAAAGATTATAATGACCTTGAGACAAAATATAAACAATTACTTAATAAAGTAGAAGAACTTGAAAAAGCTCCTATTAAAGTGAAAAAATCCATAAATAAATAAAACTGAGTATATACTCTTTTAATTGACTCTATATAGAGGCTTCATTAATGGCTAACAATATAATCCAATTTAAGAGGACTTCCACATCTGGAAATCTTCCTAATACAACAAATTCAGCTAACGGTTCCTACATTCCTGCTGGGGCATTGGCAGTGAATTTGACAGACTCTACTATTGTTTCTTCGAATGGAACTTCAATATTTTATGTTGGTGCAAATGTTCCTAACCAATATGTTTCATCATCATGGGCATTAGGAACATCCATCACAGCTAATTCTACATCGTTGTCTTTTCCTACGGGGACCATAACAACTAATAATTTAATTTCTACTTTAATATCTTTTGCTAATACAGTAACCCCATCTAATGGGCAAGTTGTGACTTATGCATCAATGCAAGGAGGCAGAACATATTATGGATATGATTTTAATTCATATCCACAAATACATGAAAGTAGATTTGTAAACCTAACGACATCCAATAATTATCCAGCTGGATTATCTGGTAGCCTCGTATATTGGTTTTCTATGGGTGGTGGAGATACTACTACTAGAGGATTCGAACTAATAGGAACATCCACTCCTAGTTTATGGTTTAGAGAACGTTCTGGCAATACATGGTCACAGGTTGTATCTACAGGCTCTACCATCACATCTAATCTTACAATAAGTGGAACCACAACTTCAGTTTTAGCTGTCGGAAACTCTTCACATTTATCTGCAACGGCAACTTCTAATACAATAACCCAATTCACATTAGCCTCCCTTCCGTATGGTTCTTTTGAAATAACGATCCAAGGAACCTTAAGTACTGGCGATAGACATACGACAAAATTGCTTGTGACTTCAAACAATACCACAGCTGTAGCCACGGAATATGGGATGGTTTATACTTCTGGATTAATTTTTACAACTGATGTTTCTTATTCTACTCCAAATATTAATATATTGATCACCCCTACATCTACCACTAATACCACGTATAAAGCTGCTATCACAGCCCTGACTCCATAATTTACATAAATAATAAAAACCTACAAGGAGAAATTTAATGTCATCAGGTCAAGTTCAGCTTAATGTAAGAGACGCATATGGTAATGTAGCTGCCGTTTTTACAACCCCATCTGTTGGGCAAGGAGTGTCATCTCAATCTTCTCCCGTTGTTCTAGCATCGGATCAATCTAATGTTGCCGTAGTAGTGCAAGGGACAGCAAATGTTACAGTGTCAGGAGTTGTTACAACTTCACCGCAAGGAAATGTTGTAGTACAGGGTAATGTAGCCTTGATCGGATCAAGTAACGTTGCTATACAAGGAACATCAAACACTCAAATAATTTATAATGGCGCTCTGGTTACTAATGCCAACCCTATTCCTATCATAGATGGATTTACAGCACCTAATAATGTCGTTTGGACTAGTGGAACTGCATTAAACACAGCTGTAACTTTAAACACAGCTGGATTTGATACTGCAATTGTAACTCTAACCCCTCAGGGAACAATTACAGGTGGAGCGGCTACATTCGAACTATTTGATGGATATTCTTGGGTTCCTACAAAAGCACCTAGAACCGATAGTTATGCTACTGATACAACGTTCACATTCACAGGTGCAGGAATTCATAGCTGGCAGGTTCCTGTTTCTGGATATCCTCAGTTAAGACTTAGATTATCGACTGCTATTGTTGGAACAGGTAACGTATCTGTTACCACAATTACTTCATCTGCACCAGATGTTTCTTTGGTCACCGTAGGAATGGATCCTGCGTCACCTTTACCAGCTGGAAATAATACCCTTGGTTCGTTGATGCTTACCAATGGATATACAGATTCTAATACTGTATTAGGCGCAATTGCCACATTTACCGGTACAGGAAGACAGCTTGCAAACAGTAATTTTTGCTATTTTAAGGCTGTATCATTTTCGGATCAAGCAGGAACTCTTTACATAGACCAATCTTTAGATAATCAGGCTACATGGAGAGCAGTAGTAAACGTAACCACAGTTGCGAGTACAGGCGCAACTGCAACTATTCCTGCTGTAGGTGCCCAATCTGGAAATACATTTTATCGTGTTAGATATACTAATGGAGCTACTCTTCAAACAATCTTCAACCTTGCTTCATTCTATTCAGCGTTTTAAGGAAATTATATGATTCCTGCATCGAGAGAAGATTTTAAACAATATTGTTTAAGACGAATTGGTGCGCCTGTCAATCAAATTAACGTTGATGATGATCAAGTCGAAGACCGAATAGATGATGCTCTTCAATTCTATTGGGATTATCATTACGATGGCGTAGAAAAACAATATTACAAATATGCTGTACAACAAGCCGATCAAAGTAATGGATATATCACTTTACCTGCTAATATTATTGGCGTAAATTACGTATTTCCTGTAGGAGATTCTTTATCTACTAATAATCTATTTAATATTAGATATCAAATTGCATTAAATGATCTATATGATCTTACTGCTACTTCTATGGTTCCATATTATATGGCAATGCAACATATACAACTTTTAGAACAACTTCTTGTAGGTGATGTTCCTATTAGATTTAATAGAAGAACTAGCACTCTCTATATTGATATTGATTGGTCGATTGTTGGGCCGGGGCAGTATCTGGTTATCGAATGCTACATGATTGCTGATCCTACTGTTAATACCTCTATTTGGGGCGATAGATGGCTTCAAAAATATGCCACCCAAATGATTAAGCAACAATGGGGTGAAAATTTATCTAAATTCAGTAATATTCCATTGCCGGGTGGTGCAGTATTTAACGGAGATAAAATATATAATGATGCCACCAACGAAATAATAAAATTGGAAGAAGTTATGACTAGAACTAACGTTCCGCAATCTATTTGGACAGGGTAATATAATGGCTGTATCTACCTATTTCGATAATTATTCATTTTATGGAGAACAACAACTTCTTAATAATCTAGGAATTGAGATGATTAAGCAGAGAGGTATTGATATCTATTATATGCCTCGTTCTCATGTAAATATTGATAAATTATGGTTAGAAGATACATTGAGTCAATTTAATCAAGCCACTTCTATTGAAGTTTATATTAAGACTTTCCAAGGCTGGCAGGGCGAAGGCGATCTAATGCAGAAATTTGGTATTAGTATGGCAGACCAAATAACATTCTCTATGATGAGAAGTAGATGGGATGAAGAATTTACAGCATTCCAACCTAATCTAATTAGACCTCTTGAAGGAGATTTTATATATCTCCCAATGACACATTCTGTATTTGAAATTAAATTTGTAGAACATGAATCTAACTTCTATACCACTGGTACGTTAACATATTACGATATACGCTGTGAGCGTGTAAACTACAGTAACGAAAAAATAAATACTGGCATACCAGAAATTGATAACATTTCAACCAAATTTAATTTTTCAGATGATGGATTTGAATTTGTAGATCAAACTGGTGATCCTATCACAACTGGTGGGGATGAAATTATAGTAGATGCTGGTGATAATGAACCTGAAACTACAGATCCCATCGTACAAAATGGATTATTTACCTCGGAAGGGTTATCATTCATATCTCAAAGCTCTAACCCTCTAGGTGGATAATGTTAGGTCAAAACTTTTATAACGGGTTAACTCGCAAATATGTGACATTCTTTGGATCATTATTTTCAGATATTTCTATTGACAGAGTTGATGCATCTGGTTCGGTACAACAAACAATGAAAATTCCATTAGATTATGGTCCGAAAGAAAGATATCTCACTCGTCAGATACAAAATCCAGACCTTCTTCGTGAAGTTTCTATGGTATTGCCAAGAATGGCATTCGAAATAACAGGATTTTATTACGATACAGAAAGAAAACTTAGTACAATTGATACTTTAAGTTCCACATATTCAGGCAGCACTATGTCTACAGTCTATAATCCAGTTCCATGGAATATAGACTTCACATTATCAATAATTTGTAGAAATACGGAAGATGCTACCAGAATAATTGAGCAAATATTACCATTTTTTACTCCCAATTGGAATCAAGAATTAAATCTTATATCTTCAATTGGTAAAAATTATAGTATACCTGTGGTATTAAAAAATGTTCAACCAACTGATACATATAGTGGAAATTTTGAAAATAAAGAATTTGTACTTTGGGATTTGGTGTTTACTATGAAGGCATGGTTTTTTGGACCTGTCACTCGTCAGGGTGTAATCACGGATGCCACGATTAATCTCCGCATTCCACCAGATGGAGTGGATATTTCCAATGCTATAGGAACAGCTACAATATCTCAAACATTTGAGGTTCAACCGGGATTAACTGCTAATGGATTGCCTACTTCTAATGCGTCTCAATCTATTCCAGCATCTCAAATTACGGCTAATTCCAATTACGGCTTTATCACTACATTTACAGAAAATTTACCAACCCAGACAAATCCATATCCAGACCTTCCCGGTGAAGCTGATTTTGGTAATGCAATGGAACCAGATTTACCATTATTTACTTAAAAGCCTATATATGAAAGATAAACCATCAATTATTGGATAAAAGGTGTCATATGAGCGAAAAAGAAGCTCCAAAAAAAGATAAACTCGCCCAACTATTAAACTTATCTCCGATGATTTTACCAGAGCAAGATCACGTCGAATTGGTAGAACATTCTCCGCCTGAAAATGATTTTGAACAAGCCGCCGGAGATTTTGATGTGGTCAGAGATGCCCTATTAGGGGCATTAGAGCAGAGTCAATCAGCTTTGGGTACTTTGACTACCTTAGCTAACCGATCGCAAAGCGCAAGGACATATGAAGTTGTGGCTAAATTGGTAGATACTATCAGAGAAACCACTAAAGGTGTATTAGATCTTCATCAAAAGAAAAAAGAATTGATGAAGAATATAGATGGCCCTACTAATCAAACTATTAATAATAACTTGACATTAACATCGACAGAAATGTTAAGAATAATAAAAGAAAAGAAGATTAATGGCTCGTGAAAATTATTTAGGTAATAAAAATTTAAAAGCTGCAAATGTAAGACTACCATGGACTGACGAACAAGAAGACGAATATGCCCGTTGTTCAGATGATATTCTTTATTTTATTAAAACATATTGTAAAATTGTTCATGTAGACCACGGATTGATAAATTTTAATCTATGGGGATTCCAAGAGGAAATGATCCTCAAATTTGAGGATAACCGATTTGTAATATGTAAGATGCCTCGGCAGGTTGGAAAAGCTTTAGATATTGAAACAGATATATTAACACCTTTTGGATTTCAAAAACTTAGAAATCTAAAAGTTGGAGATAGCATCTATGGACCTGACGGTAAAGAAACAAAAATTGTATTTATAACAGACGAAATGAATAATAGAAAATGTTATGAAGTTAAATTCTCCAATGGAGATACTATAATCGCAGATGCTGAGCATTTATGGGATGTTGATTGTGTAAATTGGAGAACTGGAACAAAAACTATAACAACTGAAGAAATAATTCCATATTTACATAAATCAAATCGTCCTTATATTAATTTTACAAAAACTGTAGAATTTAATAGAAAAAATGATTATATCATAGACCCATATACTCTTGGAGTATGGCTTGGTGCCGGAACTTCATCTGACGGCACGATAACATGTCATAAGGATGATTTCGAGTATTATAAAAATAAATTTAAAGTTAAATCGGTATTGGCAGACAAGCGCAACTCCAATGTTCTAAGAATTAGAGTGGAAGACCTTAGATCAGATTTATCTAAACAAAATTTACTCAAAAATAAACATATTCCAAAAGAATATCTTTTCGGATCGAAAGAAGTTCGCTTAGAATTATTAAGAGGTTTGATGGACACTGATGGTTCAGTCAGAAAACAAAATGGAGGTTGTGAATTTTACCAACGAAATGAAGATTTTATAGATGAATTTAGAACTTTACTTTCTTCTCTTGGAATAAAATCGACTAAATTATCTAAAATAATAAATGATGTTACATACTATACTGTAAATTTCACAACAATTGAGCGTGTATTTAATTTACCTAGAAAATCAAGTATTCAAAATTGTAAAGATCATCCTAAAAATTCCAGATTATACATTGAATCTATAGAAGAAGTAGAAACTAGACCTGTGAGATGTCTTCAGGTAGATAACGAGTCACATTTATTTTTGGCGGGTAAAACATTAATTCCAACTCATAATACTACAACTGTAGCGGCATATCTTCTTCATAAGATATTATTTAACGAATATTTTAAAATTGCTATTCTAGCTAATAAAGATTCTCAGGCTAGGGAAATTCTTGGGCGTATCAAAATGATGTTCGAGTATCTACCAAAATGGTTACAGCAAGGGGTTATCAGATGGAACGAAGGTGACATTGAACTAGAGAATGAATCTAGAATCATTGCGACTTCTACTACAGGATCATCTGCTCGTGGTCAAACATATAATATAGTATATCTTGATGAATTTGCATTCGTTGAAAATAATCTTCAAGAAAAATTCTTTACATCTGTTTATCCTGTTATATCGTCTGGTAAGACAACTAAAGTTTTAATCACATCAACTCCTAATGGAATGAATCTTTTCTATAAAATATGGACAGATTCAGAAGAAAATAGAAACAGATATGTAAGGTGTGAAGTCCATTGGTCTATGATACCGGGAAGAGATGAGGAATGGAAAGAAGAAACCATTGCTAATACCTCTGAACGACAATTTTCTCAAGAATTTGAGTGTGTAGATGGAGATACTATTGTTGAATTACAAATAAATGGTGAATCCAAAGAAGTTAAAATCAAAGACATTATAAATAATAAGAATACGACTTCTTAGGATAATATGACTAATTATAGAAAAATCTGGACCGAATCGAACGGCCAAATACCAAAAGATGAATTTGGATTTTCATATGAAATTCATCATATAGATGGAAACAGAGCTAATAATGATATTTCAAATTTATCATGTATCAGTATTAATGAGCATATGAATATTCATATGCGACAAGGTGATTGGGGATCGGCAGTGTTGATTGCCAAGCGGATTGGTCTGGGTCCAGATCATATCAAAAATATTCAAACTGGTAAAAAAAGACCTAGAATAGGCGGTGTTAAAAAAGGAACCATACCTTGGAATAAAGGTAAGCCCCATTCAATTGAAACAAAAAATAAGTTAAGTAAAATCAGACAAGGTAATAGATATGGTAAATTAAAAATTTCTGATAATGAATGTTTAAATATTAAGAGTAGACATAAGTCTAACTATTATGATATACCATTAGAACCTACTAAAAGTAAAAATGGTAAATTAAAGACATATTTAAGAGAATTTGCCATAATTGAATCAAAAAAGCATAATGTGGCACCTAGAACGATTGAGAATATATTAAATGACACCAGATCAATCCACTCTAATTAGAACACCATACGGGTTTGAATCATTTTCTAGTATTCAGAAAGTTATCAAACATGGAAAAATAGAGATTCAACTTGAGTCTGGAGATAATCTTATATGTGCTTTAGGCCATAAATTATTAACGAATTCAGGTTGGAAAACATCAGACAATATTACAGATTCAGATAAAATCTTAACAAAAAGTGGATTATCAAAAGTTATCCACTCCGAATACACATCAGGACAATTTGAGTTTTATGATGTAGTGAACACAGAAAGTCATACTTATTATACAAATAATGTTGTATCGCATAATTGTGAATTTCTAGGATCCACAAATACATTAATAGATGCTAAAAAGCTCCACCAATTGACATGGAAAGAGCCAATAAATAGACACGAGAATCTTTTAATATATGAGGAACCAAAACTTAATCATGCGTATGTAATGACAGTAGACGTGTCAAGAGGGGTTAGTATAGATTATTCTGCATTTATTGTAGTGGATGTGACAGATATTCCATATAGAATAGTTGCAACTTATTACGATAACGAAATATCACCTTTATTATACCCTAATATTATATACAGAGCTGGAATGCATTTCAATAATGCATTAGTTTTAATAGAAGTTAATGATAATGGTCAACAGATAGCAGATATTCTCCATAATGACCTAGAATATGATGGGGTTCTACTCACCCAAACTCAGGGAAGGGCTGGTGTCAGAATTGGTGGAACGTATAAAGTCAAACCTCTAAGAGGCGTTCGAACCACAAAACAAGTTAAACGAATAGGTTGTGCAAATTTAAAAAGTTTAATTGAAGGTGAAAAATTATTATTCAGTGATTATAATCTAATATTCGAATTATTCAGATTCGTTGAAAATAAAGCTTCATATGAAGCTGAAGAAGGATCTCATGATGATTTGGTTATGTGTTGTGTCCTATTTGCATGGATGGCAACTCAACCATATTTCAAAAATAAAACAGGAACTGATGTAAGAGATGATCTTTGGATCGACAATAAAGCTTTAATTGAAGACTCTATAACGCCATTTGGATTCTTTGATGTTAACTCTTATAATGATAAAGAAACTGTCTCTCATGACGAGTTTTATAACATGGATTTTCATTTAAAAGACTTCGATCCAGACGATCAAGCTCCGGGACAAGACAACTTCTTCTTTTAAGAATAGGCTTTTCATAAATATAACAAAGATGAAGTTTAAGTCTTATCCCATAAGAGGAGCATAGAAATGGTAATTCAGGTAAGTCCGGGTGTTGTTACCCAAGAATATGATACAGTTACATCTATCCCAGCTGTAGCAACTACTGTAGGTGGTTTTGCTGGCGTATTTCGTTGGGGTCCAGCATTTACTCCAACTTTAATTAGCACAGAATCCCAACTGGTGAATACTTTCGGTAGCCCAGATGCAAATACTTATGAATCATTCTTTACCGCTGCTAATTTCTTAGCATATGGTAATGCTTTGTACGTAGTTCGTGCATATGATTCTCAGGCTCAAAATGCTATTGCAAATACAGGTGCAGCCACCGCTCCTCAGCTAGATAATTATAACGATTTTGCTAATACCACAATTGGTGCAAATATTCAATACGTAGCAAAATATGCAGGATCTTTGGGTAATTCTCTTCGTATATCTGTCTGTGATAGTGCGGCAGCTTATTCATCTAATCTAGTAGCAAACGTTGCATCTCTAACCTTCACCACTGGATCTAATGTGGCCACAGTTAATGCATCGTCTACCGTTCAAGGTGGTGGTAACGTTGCAGCTAACAGCGTACTAGGAGCCTTGTCAGTTGGTGATTATGTGCAGGTTGGTAACGGAACCATTGGATATCAGTTCTTAAAAGTTTCTGCTATTGGCGCACCAGTTGGAGCGGAAGTTTCTGCCAATGCTGTATACTATGCTAATGGGGTCACCGTATCATTCGCATCTAATTATAGCTTGCCTACCAATATCACAATGTCTTCTAATAATACAACTCGTTATTGGGAATTCTATAATTCGGTTGCAAAGGCTCCCGGAACTTCACTATTTATGTCTGGACTTGGATTGACCGCACAAGACGAAATCCATGTTGTGGTTGTGGATACATATGGTAAATTCTCAAATAATCCTAATCAGGTTCTTGAAGTGTGGCCTGCTATGTCTCGTGCCACAGACTCCAAAACTTCATCTGGAACTACCAATTTTTATAAAAATATTCTTAATTATATGTCTAATTATGTATATGCTATAACAGATAGAATAGGAGCTGCTACAGGCGTCGGATCTTCTTTAACAAATGCAACAACAACTAATGCATATGCTGGCTATTTTAACCAAGGTGTAGATTCATCTTCTGAAGGAACTATCTCTTTGGGCGCAATTGCTAATGGCTTCGCCTTATTTGCAAGCAAAGAAGATATCTCAATATCTCTTGTACTTCAGGGTAAAGCTAATTCCGTAGGCGGACTATCTAACTACATCATATCTAATATTGCTCAAGCAAGAATGGATTGTATGGCATTTGTTTCTCCTGATTCTAGTATTATTTCTAGTCAGTCTCCATATCAATATGCTGTAAACTTTAGAAATAGCACAAATTCTGTCGCTGGAATTAATTATAATAGCTCATATGCAGTTATGGATGGATCTTATAAGTATCAATACGATAAGTATAATGACGTTTATCGTTGGGTTCCGCTTAATGGGGATATCGCTGGGCTATGTGTAGCAACAGATTATGCCCGTGATACATGGTGGTCACCAGCTGGATTTAATCGTGGTCAAATCAAAAACGTCACAAAATTACTTTACAATCCTAACCAAGCTCAGCGTGATCTTCTATATCAAAATGATATCAATCCTATTGTCACATTCCCCGGCCAAGGAACTATCTTGTACGGCGATAAGACAATGATAGGAAAGCCAAGTTCATTTGATAGAATCAATGTTCGTAGATTGTTCATTGCTTTGGAAGCTGCTATTTCTAAGGCAGCTCGTAGCAGTTTGTTTGAATTCAATAATGCGTTCACACAAGCACAATTTACAAATATGGTAGTACCTTATTTGCAACAGATTCAAGGAAGATCTGGTATATCTGCATTTACAGTTATTTGTGACTCCACTAATAATACAGGGGCTGTAATTGATGCTAATCAATTTGTTGGCGATATTTACATCAAGCCAGCAAAATCTATCAATTATATTCAATTGAATTTTGTTGCTGTTGGAACAGGCGTTGCATTCAACACAATCATTGGTCAGTATTCATAAAGGAGCCTATTCATGTTTAACGTAACTGACGTACTTTCAAATTTCAAGTTTCAAGGCGCTCGTCCTACTGCATTTTCGATTAACATTTTTAATCCAACAGATAGTAGCGCAGATGCTTCAATTCAGTTTCTAGCCAGTGCATCGGCTATCCCTGAATCTCAACTTGGAAATATAGCTGTGCCATATTTTGGTCGTGTTGTCAACTTTGCTGGTGACAGAACTTATGATCCATGGACTGTAACTGTTATGAATGATGAAGATTTTAAAGTGAGAAATGCTTTAGAAGCATGGTCTGATTCTATCAATATGAAACAGCAGAATATCAGAGAAAATGTTAATTATAAATCAACCGCTCAAGTTATTCAATACGGTAAAACAGGTAATATTATCAGACAATATACCCTAAATGGAATTTATCCTGCTAGAATTGAACCTATTCGTTTGGATTGGGGAGATGTAAATCAATTTGAACGTTTCAATGTCACATTCATTTATGATTATTGGCAGGTTGATGGTGGCAACTCTGGAAATGCGGGTGGCCTCTAATTTTCAATCATATATATTATATGAACTGATTTTAGAGAGTATTAATAAATGAAATTATTTGGTTTTGAATTCACTAAAACTGAGGATCAAAGTGATTTAACATCATTTGCTCCGGTTGAAACTGATGACGGCGCACTTGTAGTAACTGCTGGTGGTACTTACGGAACCTACCTTGATATGGAAGGGTCCGCTAAGACTGAGGCTGAGCTTGTAATCAAGTACCGAGAGATGGCATTACAACCAGAATTAGAAAAAGCTATAGACGAGGTAACTAACGAAGCTATCGTTAAGGAGGGTAATGAGCAAATCGTTACCCTCAACCTTGATGATATCAAAGAAATTTCGGATAATCTTAAAAAAATGGTAAATGAAGAATTCGAAAGAATTTGTAAATTACTTAATTTCAATAATTATGGGTATGAAATCTTTAGACGTTGGTACGTAGATGGTAGAGTGTATTATCATGTGATCATAGATGAAAATGATCCTGAGAAAGGCATTCAAGAGTTAAGATATGTGGACCCTCGCAAAATTCGTAAAGTTCGATTATTGACCAGAGAGCGCAAAGGGCAAGTCTATATCAATAGAAATACGGCTGAATTTTTCGTATATAACGAAAAAGGATTTAAAGCTACTGGTTCTACTGGTATGGACAATCAAGGTCTTAAAATTGCCCCCGATTCTATACTACATACAACATCTGGATTGATGGATAAAGATGGTAAATTGGTACTTTCGTATCTACATAAAGCTATAAAACCACTTAATCAACTTCGTATATTAGAAGATGCCACTGTAATCTACCGTATATCTCGTGCCCCAGAACGTAGAGTTTTCTACATCGATGTTGGACAGATGCCTAAAATTAAGGCAGAACAACATATGCGAGACATGATGACTAAGCATAAAAATCGTTTAATTTATGATGCAACCACTGGTAACGTCAGAGACGATAGAAAATTCATGACCATGTTGGAAGATTATTGGCTTCCTCGTCGTGAAGGTCAAAATGGTACAGAAATCACTACTTTACCTGCTGGTGAAAATTTAGGTAAAATGGATGATGTTTATTATTTTGAAAAGAAATTATATAAGTCTTTAAATGTTCCTATATCGAGAATTAATGCAGACGAATCTACATTTAATCTTGGGAGATCTTCTGAAATAACAAGAGACGAATTATCGTTTCAAAAATTTATAGATAGAATTCGTCTACGTTTTTCTAATCTATTATTAGGAGCGTTGGAAAAACAACTTCTATTAAAGAAAATATTTGCCCAATCTGATTGGGATGAAATAAAAGATAGAATACATTTTAATTATCAGAGAGATAATTATTTTGCTGAATTAAAAGATTCAGAAATATTAATGGGAAGACTTAATAATTTAACTATGATCCAACCATTTTTAGGTCAATTCTATTCTGAAGAATGGGTAAAGACTAATGTTCTTCATCAGACTGATAATGATATAGAAGAAATGTTTGAACAAATGGATGAAGATATGGAGCGTCAACAAGAGAAAGCTCAAATGATGTCTAGTGCAGGATTGGCACCAGATGGATCTATTCTACCCCCAGATTATATGGAGGGACCACAAGATGATGAAAGTTCTTCCGACACACCTCAGCAACCAACTCCAAAAAATGAAGATGGTTCTAATAAAAAAGTTCAAACTGGCCCTTCTAAAGAAGTAATAGTCCAAGGTAAGACTAAATCTTATTCTAAGAGAATACCAGTAAAAAAATAAAAACATAAATACAATAAATAGTAGGAGATTTTGATATGGCCGATGCAAGAGATATTTTAAATAACATCATTAATGGTGATAATATTGATCTAGAAAGCAATTTTGATGATCTTGTTAGAGATAAAATAGAAGATCTAATGGATTCTAGGAAACAAGAAATTGCATCTGAATTCGATGGAGAAGAGAACGACAATGCCTAAAGCAAAAATAGATAAAGATACAAACGACTATCTTTCTCCTAATTCGATGCCTGCATCCGAACGTGAAACGGCTTATAAAAACCAAGGTGAAGTAGAAGGAAATAGTAAACCTATTGCTGATAGAAACGGTAATGGTGATGACGTATTTAAAGGATCTACAAAACCGGCTCAAGGTCGTCGTAAAGGCGACCAGATAACAACTGGTGCTGCTGGTTCTATGGACGAACATGTAGAACTAACTGAATTGACTAAATCTTTACTTCTTAAATATAAAATGAAAGCTACGAAATTTAAGGCAGATCATATAGACGATGCCGATAGACGGCCATTAATAAATCGTGAAAATGGACGAAATCTTGCTAGTAAAAAAATTGTTGGTATTTCGATGCATGAAGCTGGTGGTGATGATACCGGTGGTGCAGACGTGGCCACGGCTTCATCCGATAATCCATCTATGGGATTAGGTTCCGTAAACGCAAGCGATTTTAGTAAAGCTGCTGCCAATACTAAATCTCTATTAGAAGGCATCGCATTACAAGCCGCCGAAGCATTCGAAATTCTACAAGAAAATTCAAATATTCCAGAATCTATATCCAGTGAACTTAAAAATTGTTCAGATGTAGTCACCAAATTATATGATTACTTGGTCCAATCTTCATCTGAACAACCAGAAAATGATAATGGTTCTGCTGGACTACCACCAGAACAGCCAACTGGCCCTTCAATGAAAGAGGATATTCAGTCTAGAATAGAATCTAAATTGGCAAAATCTAGATTAATTGAAGCTGCTGTAGCGGTATTCAATAAAATTTCTGCGGGAGGCGAATAATGCCTGTAATTAAAAATCAAATGGCTGGACATGCTGGTGTTGTGGATATAGCAAATAATTCATATGCTTTATCAGCATTTGCAGCAAATACATCAGAAACGATAACAGGAATTGCAATCTGCCAAATGGCATGGTCTGGCGATTGGACAATCAAAATGGGTAACACGGTAGTATGGCAAACTTATGCCAATACATTCGGAGAAATAGATTTTACATCTATGGGATGTACCTTAGCCCAAAATATTAATTGTTCACCTAATGGAAATCTTACTATTTCTACTATAGGGTTGCAATCTTCAATTGCGCTTAGGATATCAAAATACTCATATAATACCGCAGGAGTATAAAATGTCAATTTTAATTACAGATTTAGTAACTGAAAGTATGTCAGATATTACATTTATATCTGAAGATAACGGTTCTGGAAAGAAAACATTATATCTTGAAGGTATACTTATGATGGCGGAAATTGCCAATAAAAATGGTAGAAAATACCCTCGTGGAGTTCTTGAATCTGCTATTAATACTTATAGTAATAATTATATCAGTCAAAATAGAGCATACGGAGAACTTGGTCACCCAGCTGGTCCTTCTATAAATTTAGAGCGTGTATGCGTAATGCATGAATCTTTAAAATGGGATGGTAACAATGTTGTCGGTCGCTGTAAGGTAACAAATACTCCATTTGGAGACATTGTAAAAGGCTTACATGGAGATGGAGCGTGGTTAGGTATGTCTTCTAGAGGAATGGGATCTATCGGTGCTGGTAAGGACGGTATCATGGAGGTTCAGGGAGACTTTATGTTGTCTACGGCAGCTGATGTAGTAGCTGATCCTTCTGCGCCAAAGGCATTTGTTAGAGGTATTTTAGAAAATGTAGAATGGGTATATGATATTGCAAGTAGTTCTTGGAAAGCATCCGAGCTATTAGAATCCGCTAAAAGAGAAATGCATAAATCTACTATAGCCCAAATTAACGAAAAAAGTATATCATATTTTGGACAATTCTTAAAAGAATTGGTTAGAAAATAATAATTTCATAAATAAAATAGAATTCAAAAGGAGTTTAAACAATGGCAACTAAGAAGATTATTTCTGAAGGCAGAAATCTGAAGGAATTTGCTTCGGTTGATGGTCAGAGTGTTTTACCAGATCCTGTAGTTGGTGGTGATGCTGCTCGTGCAGCTGATCAATCAGGTGGCGAAACAACTTATGATATGACAACCAAAGCTGAAGTAATGGCATCTATTCTAAATGACTTAGCTGGTCGTTCTGCTGCGGAAGTAATGGATGTATTCAAAAATATGACTGCAAATCCAGCTGCAACTGTTCGCCCTGCTGATAAAACAGCTGGTGAAACTGGAATTATTCGCCTATCTCCTACTTCAGTTGATACATCTGCTGCAATGGAAAGCGTATCTGATATCTTTACAGGTCAAGAAATATCTGAAGATCTTAAAGTTAAAGCGGCAACTATTTTTGAAGCAACCGTGAATGCCAGAATTTCTATTATAGAAGCTCGTTTAGAAGAACAATATACGACTGCTCTTGAAGAAGCGATTGATGTAGTACAAGATGAGCTTGTAGAGCAAGTAGATAAGTATGTTTCTTATGTTGCTAAAATGTGGTTGGATGCAAATAAAATTGCTGTGGATCAGGGAATTAAATCCCAAATGGCAGAGAATATCATCCAGACACTTAAGGATGTATTCGAAGAAAACTATATTAATGTCGCAGAAGAGAAATTAGACGTACTCGAATCTGTTAATACAGAAAACGAAACACTAAAAGCTCGTTTAAATGAATCGCTTAAGCAAAATATCGAACTTACAAATATGATCGAACAATCGACTGTTAAAGATCTAGTTGCAGAATCTGCTGTAGGGCTAACGGTATCTCAAAAAGAAAAGTTTCTATCTTTAGTAGAAAATCTTAGCTATGAAACAGTAAATGATTTGAAAACTAAAATAGATACTATAAAAGAAACCTATTTCACAGGAAAATCTACTATTAATTCTGGCGCACAGCCATTAACAGAAGACGTATCTGGCGAAAACGACGAAACTCAAGTCTCTCCTAGTATGAAAATGTATGTAAATGCACTTTCTAGAACCTTGAAATAACAAAAAACATAAATAATTTTAACCCATATAATTATAAGATAGGGAGTTAACCAAATGAACAATAAAGTAATTCAGGAGAAGTGGGGAGACGTTCTTGACTTTCCGGGGCTTCAAAAGCTGGAAGGCCATAAGAGATACGTTGTCTCGCAGCTTCTAGAAAATACAGAAGCTGCTCTTGTAGAGGCTGCTTCTCGTGGAGAACAGGTTTCTCTTCTTTCGGAAACCACAGGCGCTCTTCCAACATCGTTATCTGGTGGTAGCCAGAATTACGATCCAGTATTGATTTCTCTAGTTCGTAGAGCAATGCCAAACTTGATCGCATACGATATTTGCGGTGTTCAGCCTATGACAGGTCCAACAGGTCTGATCTTCGCTCTACGTCCACAGTATAACAATCAGAGCGGTGCAAATGCGTTCTATAATGAAGCCAATACTGGTCAATCCACTTATGGTGAATCTGGTAACGTTGCAAACATCGGTCAGGCAAACCAGACTTGGGGTGGCGTATATGGTGTTAACACATCTACCGTTGTTTCTGGTAACTCTCAGTTGTATAACTTTGCTGGTGGCGCACCAACTGCACAATTAGAAGCTCTTGGTTCTGTTGGTAACGTTGACTTCAACCAGATGGCATTCAGTATCGATAAGGTAACTGTCACTGCTGGTGGTCGTGCATTGAAGGCCGAATACACAATCGAATTGGCACAGGATTTGAAGGCAATTCATGGTCTTGATGCTGAAACAGAATTGTCTACTATTCTGTCTGCTGAAATTCTTGCAGAAATTAACCGTGAAGTTGTTCGTACAATTAACGTAACAGCTGTAACAGGTGCTGCTGAAACCACAACTGCTGGTGTATTTGACCTTGACATCGATTCTAACGGTCGTTGGTCTGTTGAAAAATTCAAGGGTCTTATGTTCCAAATTGAACGTGAAGCTAATAGAATTGCTAAAGACACTAGACGTGGTAAGGGTAATATCCTAGTATGTTCGTCAGATGTTGCATCTGCATTGAATATGGCGGGTGTCCTAGACTATGCTCCGGCGCTAAATTCGAATAACCTTGAAGTTGACGATACTGGTAATACTTTCGCAGGTGTCCTAAATGGTCGTATGCGAGTATATATTGATCCTTATGCTGCTGGTAACTATATGACCGTTGGTTATAAGGGAGCTTCCGCATTTGACGCAGGTATCTTCTATTGCCCATACGTGCCACTACAGATGGTTCGTGCTGTCGGACAGGATACATTCCAGCCAAAAATCGGATTCAAAACCCGTTATGGTATCGTGGCAAACCCATTTGCGTTCGGTGCAAATCCAAACGCACTTACTCCGGGTGCAATTCTTCAGAACACAAACGTTTATTATCGTCGTGTTCTTATCAACAATATTCTTTAATATTAAAGAATATTGTTACAAACATTAAGGGGAGCTTCGGCTCCCCTTTTTTATTTCCGAGATGATTTAAGTTTTCCGATCAGATAATTAACATCATTATCTGCTACAATTACAGCTTCATCATGTGGCATACCCTGAGTAATGCATTCGTCATAGATCTTCATAAACAGTGCGAAAATTTGAGCTTCCATAGTTAGTCTCCTCTAATGAAGACTTTATATATCCAATATATTCTCTTGTCAACTAAAAAATTACATTGACAAATTAGATAAATATGGTATAATAAACAAGGATTATAGAAATGGCAATTACAACTCCAAATACAGTCAATTTTCTTCAACCAGTAGCTGGAAAAATTCAAATACCTAGGGCACCTAATTTTAATTATTTTATACAAAAAATTAGATTTCCCGGAGTAACATTACCAAAGCTATTAGCACCAACACCATTTAGACCTTTAAATTTGGCAGCTGATCATATCGAATACGATGAATTGGAAATTTCATTTATACTTGATGAAAATTTAAGTGGTTATTTTGAAATATATGATTGGATGGTTCAATTAGGGCGACCATATAGCTCAGAACAATCAATTCCTGCATATAATGCGTCAGCTGGATCTGTAGATGGAGTACAAAGTTTTGCTACATTAACGTTGATGACAAATGAACTGGTTCCAAATATTCAAATAACTTTTGAAGATATGTTGCCAGTTCATTTGTCTGGATTCGAGCTTCAGACTACGGCAGATAATCAATCCGTAATAACAGCGAGTTTAACAATGTCATTTAGACAATATACATATGCACAATTAAGGGGTTAAAATGAAATTAGATGATATTTTAAGTGAATGGGACATAGATACAGTTATAGATGAAACGAATTTATCTAAGGAATCTTTATCTACCCCAAAATTACATAGTAAATATTTAAGATATTATGCTATTGAAAAAGTATCACTATCATTATTAGAAGAAGAATTTAGATTAATTTTTAAAGATAAGTATGACTACTTTGCTGGCCGTAAAAATACAGATTCTGAATTCTTAAAAAGTAAGAATTTATTACCTTTTCAGATGACTCTTTTAAAAGAAGATCTTAAAAATTATGTCATGTGTGACGAGGAAATTCAAAAAATTATGAAAAGAAAAGCCCTACAAACAGAAAAAGTTAATGTTCTAGATCAAATTTTAAAATCATTGGCATACAGAAATAATACAATTAAGAATAGTATAGACTATCAGAAATTAATGGCAGGATTAAGTTGGTAACCAAGGTACATCTCAAACAATATAACGAAACCCATTGTAAAGTTGAATGCGAACAATCTGTCCTAAATGAATTAGGAGAAGAGTTTACATTTATGGCTGATAACTACAAATGGGATAAGAGATTTAAGAATAATAAATGGGATGGAAAAATTCGTCTTCTAGACCAAAGAACTCGCCTACTGTATAAAGGTCTGGCACAAAGAGTTAAAAAATATTGTGATCAATGTGGCTATCATCTCACATTCGATAAAGAATTTTATCATAGTAATGTGTCTGAGCATGAAATACGTCAATTTATTCATAGTTTAAATCTTCCAGAATGGCTTGAAATAAGAGATTATCAGGTAAATAGTATTTTAAAGTGCATCAGATCAAATAGAAGAACTTTATTATCTCCTACATCCTCTGGAAAATCTCTTATTATATACGTAATAATGAGATGGTATAACATGAAAACTATTATCATAGTTCCATCTTTAGGCTTAATCAAACAAATGGCTTCTGATTTCATATCTTATGGATACACAGATCCGATCCATTTGTCAACTGATGGATTAAATAAATCATTGGTAAAGGAAAAAGTTACTTTAACAACTTGGCAAAGTTTAGAAAACGGAAAATCTACGATACCTGATGAATGGTATACCCAATTTGACGTAGCTATTGGAGATGAAGCTCATGGAGCAAAAGCCCCAACATTAATATCCATTTTTTCTAAAATGAATAAAGTAAAATATAGGTTCGGAACCACTGGTACACTAGATGACATAGAAATCAATAAAGCAACTATAGAAGGGATATTTGGGGCACCATTCCAATCTACTACCACCAGAGAGCTGATTGATAATGGATATGCTACAGAATTTAAGGTAAAATGTATAGTATTACGATATCCAGACTCTGTAATATCTGATTTTCATAAAATGAAATATGATGCTAAGAAATCAGCAATGGTCGGTAAAACATATCCAGAAGAAATAGATTTCCTAACGATGTATAAAAAAAGAACTAAATTCATTGTAAATCTAGCTCTTTCATTAAAAGGTAATAAATTAATATTTTTTAAAAATAGAGATCAAGGTAAAGAAATTTATGATGAGTTAAAATTAAAAACAAATCATCCAGTTTTTTACATAGATGGAACCATTCCTGTTAAAATTAGAGAAGAGATCAGAACTGCCATAGAAGAATATGAAAATGCCATCATTGTTGCCAGCCTTGGAACGACCTCCACAGGCATCAGTATAAATAAGATGCACCACATGATTGCTGCCTCACCTTCTAAAAGCAAGATAAAGGTTCTTCAGTCGATAGGTAGAATGCTTCGATTACACGAAACTAAAAAAGTAGCCTATCTCTACGATATTGTAGACGATCTGAGCAAAGGAACATCAAGGAATTTTACATTGACCCACTTCATAAAGAGGTGTATAATTTATTCCAAAGAGAAATTCCCTTTTAAGATTTATAAACTATCCATATAAGGTTTAGAAAGTTTATAAATTTTTGCTTAGCACACTAAGATTATAACCACATGTTTAGAGCCTGTCAAGAGGAAAATGAATTGAGTACCGTAACACCTAAGAAAAAATCCATATATTATATTGATAACAAAAAGTTTTATGAGGAAATGAGAAAATATATTTACGCCTGTAGAGAGGCAGAAGAGTGTGAGGACGAATATCCTCAGGTTCCCAATTATATTGGAGAATGCTTCATGAAGATTGCCAATAAATTAGCTAGTAAATATCGATTTGTTGGCTATTCGTATAAAGAAGAAATGGTAGACGATGGCATAGAAAATTGTATTCGATATATCAAAAGTTTTAATCCAGATAAATCGAATAATCCGTTTTCGTATTTTACACAAACCGTAAAGAATTCTTTCTTTCATCGTATTAATAACGAAAGAAAAGAGCAATATATTAAATGGAAGAGTATGGAAAATATGATATTAGGTAGTTCTAATTTTACTACAACAGATGGTGGTGATTATGCTATTTCACCTGAAATACATGAAAACATGCAACGTTTTATATCAGAATACGAAGAAGCTGCACAGGAAAAGAGAGATAAGTTTAAGAAAAAGGCCAAAGAGTCTATATTTGATGAAGGAACTGAAAATGAATAAAGGGAATATTCCGGTTATCGTGCAACAAATCGGAGAAAATGCGCTTGACAAGAGCCAGCGTTCTGATGTAAGATTCAATTATGCATCTACATTAGAAAATATAAAATTATATTGTGAAGATGTTTTGAAAAAATATCATGGAAAGAAGTTTTAACCTCAATGAAAATAGCCTGTATTACTGACCAACATTTCGGTGCAAAGAATGGAAATATAGGACTACATGATTATTTTAAAAAATTTTATGATGATGTATTTTTTCCATACATCGATTTACATAATATAACAGACATTATAGATCTAGGGGATACCTTCGATAAGCGTAAGTTTATAGATTATGATTCTCTAGATCGTTGTCGTTCATATTGGTTTGATGAAATCGAAAAGAGGGGAATTACCCTACATATTATTGTTGGTAATCATTGTACGCCATTCAAAAATCTTACATCTATAAATTCCCCAGATTTGCTTCTAGGGGACTATAAAAGCGTTAAAGTGTACCCAACTCCTACCGAAGTCTCATTTGACGGTCACACAGTCCTTTTTGTGCCTTGGATATGTCAAGAGACTGCTTCAGCTACAACCACAGCGATAAAATCTTCTCTATCGTCCACTGTATTTGGACATTTAGAGCTGGCAGGATTTGAAATGTATAAGGGACAACCTCATATTGGAGGTATGACTTCAGATGTATTTTCAAAATTCAATTTAGTATGTTCTGGTCACTTTCATCATAGATCCAGCAATAACAAAATACATTATCTCGGTTGTCCATATGAGATGACATGGGCAGATTATAAAGATCCAAAAGGTTTTCATGTTTATGATACAGAAAATATATCATTGACATTTATAGAAAACCCGTATAGGATGTTCCATAAAATTTATTATGATGATTCTGAATGGACTTCTTATCCTGAGCATGACTTTTCTCAATATTCAGGAACGTATGTGAAATTGATCGTGGTCAATAAATTGAATGCACATTGGTTTGACAAATTTGAAACTAGTATTAAAAAAGTAAATCCGCTAGATTTAAAAGTAGAAAATGTAGAGTTTTCTTTAGATTTAGAAGTAGTAGACGGTGAAATATTGGACGCAACCCCAGATGATACCATAGAAATACTACATCGATCAATAGACTCATCTAATATAGATGGTGAAAAAAGAAATAATCTACATTCCCTATTTACAGATATGTATCTAGAAGCATCATATAATGGGTAGCAATGATAATATTCGAAAAAATAAGATATAAGAATTTTTTGAGTTCCGGTAATTCTTTCACAGAACTCAATCTTGTTGAGCATAATTCAACGTTAATTATTGGCAAAAACGGATCTGGCAAATCTACATTTCTGGATGCGTTGTCGTTTGCCTTATTTGGAGTTGAATTTCGTGATATTAATAAACCACAATTAGTTAATTCTATTAATAAAAAAGGATTACTAGTAGAAATTGAATTTTCTATAGGATCCAGTTCTTATATGATTAGACGGGGAATGAAGCCTACCATATTTGAAATATGGAAAGATGACAAGATGATAAATCAAGAAGCGGATGGTCGTGATTATCAAAAATATTTAGAAACATCTATTATTAAAATGAATACAAAAAGTTTTAGACAAATAGTTGTTCTGGGTTCTGTCGATTATACTCCATTTATGAAATTAAAAGGGCCAGAACGTCGAATAGTTGTAGAAGATTTTCTAGATTTACAAATATTTTCTATTATGAATGCCATCTTAAAAAAGAAAGTAGATTCTAATAAAGAAAATATAAAAGACTATACTTCAGAACTTAGAATTCTAGAAGAGACTATTATTGGTAAAGAGTTAATGATAGAGAAATTATCTTATGGTTCGAAGGATCGAATACTAGCATTACAAAAAAAATTAATAAGCGCAAATGAACAGTTGATTAATTATCAAGCCGAATTGGATTGCTTGAATATTTCTTATTCAGAGGCATATAGTAATATACAAGACGTTAAAGGATTATCCTCACGTAGAGATAAAATGTCTCTGTTATTAAGCCAATTAAGAAATCAATATAATAAAAACAATCAAGATATCTCATTTTATGAGACAAATGATTCCTGCCCGACTTGTAAGCAAGATATAGATTTAGAATTTAAATCTGACATTGTAGGCAATAAATCTCTAAAGAAGCAAGATATCTTAGCAGCTATTGATAAATTATCTCAACAAATATCTGATATGGATATAGAATTGCAAAAAAATATAGATAATAAGCGTATAGTAGATGAATTATCTTCTGCCAAATCTAGAATTCAAGCTTATATGTCATCCGTATCTGCATATATACAAGAGATAAATAACGATATATCCAGAGCAGAGTCAGATGCCCAATCTGACGTTTCTGAAGAAATAGTCAAATTAAATAATTTGAAATCTCAAAAACAATTTAAAGATAACGAAAGAGGTCAATTACTTCTCGATAGAGAGGTATTAGATATAGCTGCCACTTTGTTGAAGGATGGTGGGATAAAGTCCAAAATTATAAAAAAATATATTCCTATTATTAACAAACTGATAAGAAAATATTTGGCTATTTTAGATTTGCCTGTTGGATTTGAGTTAGACGAAACGTTTAAAGAAACCATTAAATCTAGATTTAGAGATGAATTTTCTTATGGATCCTTCTCAGAAGGAGAGAAAAAAAGATTAGATCTTGCTCTATTATTTACATGGAGAGATATATCTAAACTTAGAAATAGTGTCAATACAAATCTTTTAGTTATGGATGAAATAATGGACGGCGCTCTTGATACTGATGGAGTAGATCAGTTGGCCGGGATTATTTCTAAATCATTTAAAAATACAAATATTTTTGTTATATCGCATAGAGAATCGATGCTAGAAGGATTCGATAATGTGATAAAATTTGAAAAAGTGCATGATTTTAGTAGGATAACAGATTATGAAATTAGTAAGTAGCGACGATAGGATTTTAAAAACCCCTTGTGAAAAATTCAATTTTATGAATCCACAATGTAATATCATAGAGTTAGTCAACCAATTAATCACAGTGATGAATGATAATTATGGAATTGGTATCGCTGCACCTCAAATAGGCATACCATTACAAGTTTTTGTTTTACGAGGCGAAGAACCAGTAGTTGTCATAAATCCAAAAATTTTAGAGTCGGCAGAAGAGTTAGTGGATTTAGAAGAAGGATGCTTAAGTTTTCCCAATCAATTAGTTAGTATAAAAAGACCTATCTGGATCAAGGTAAGATACAACTCCATTAATGGTCAAGCTAATAGTTTTAGATTTGAGGGTATAACAGCTAGGGCATTCCAACATGAATTCGATCATTTAAATGGGAAAACCATGTATGATCATCTCTCTAAGTTGAAACGTGATATTGCATTGAAGAAAATGAAAAAGGTGAAAAATGAAAAAAGAAATTAATCCACAATTCAATCATATAGATCCAAATCAATTTGATATTATACATACTATTAGAACTGGCGGATTTATGGTTCAGCTACCAGAAAATGTGGAAGAGAAAATACCCACTATTCCATATAAATATAATGAAGGTCAAACTCTAAAAGAGATATCTGATTATATTGATGGAACATATGGCGAGCATTATTCCCATAATAATTATCAAGCTACAGAATTTATTATCGATGGAGGTCACGGAACTGGATTTTGTGTCGGTAATATTTTAAAATATGCCCAAAGATATGGGCATAAAGGTACTCCTGCCGAATGGAGAAAAGACATGATGAAAGTTATTCATTATGCAATAATTCAATTACATGTACACGATTTAGAATATAATAAGGAAAAATAATTTATGGAAATATCCATCGATATTAATGATTTAAGAAAACGTTCTCTCCTAATTGCTGTCCCCATGTATGGTGGTATGGCCCATGGATCTTATACCAAATCTTCTAATGATTTGGTTGCATTAGCGGCACATTATGGAGTGAATATTAGGTATTATTATTTGTTTAATGAATCCTTGATCACTAGAGCCAGAGCATATTGTGCAGATGAGTTTCTACGCTCAGATTGTACTCATATGATGTTTATCGATTCTGATATTGGATTTGACGCTAACGATGTCATTGGTATGCTTGCATTAATGAGTGATGAGAGTGAATATGATGTTTTATGCGCCCCATATCCGAAGAAATGCATTAGTTGGGAAAAAATTAAAGCTGCATGTGATTTAGGAGTTGCAGACCAAGATCCAAATGTGCTAGAAAAATTTGTCGGAGATTATGTCTTCAATCCAGCTGGCGGTAAAAGTCAGATCAGATTAGACCAACCAGAAGAAGTTTTGGAATCTGGTACAGGGTTTATGATGATTCGTCGTTCATCATTGGAAAAATATGTCACAGCATATCCAGAGCTTAATTATAAGCCTGACCATGTTAGAACAGCAGCATTCGATGGGACAAGAGAAATTTCTATGGCATTTGATGCTGTTATAGATAACAAGCATTCAAATATCACTCGGGAAATTCGTAAGTTTTTCGAAGATAATCCTTCTGCCACGCCTGAAGAGGTTGTATCTTTTATAGATGATACAAAGAAATCTGCTTTTGGATTTGAATATTCTAATCGGTATCTATCAGAAGATTACATGTTTTGTCAATGGGCACGTAGAGCTGGATTGAAAGTTTGGCTGTGCCCATGGATTAAACTTACCCATACAGGAAGTTATACTTTTGGTGGTTCTCTTGCTGACATTGCTTCAATTGGAGTTTCTGCTACAGCAGATCCGTCTAAACTAGGAAAGAAGGCTTGACAATAGCCGTTTAATTCTATACAATATATTGAAATTATGATTTTGGAGTGTTAATATGAAATTAGGTGAAAATACAATTGCAGTGCTGAAGAATTATTCGAGGATGAACCAAGGACTTAAAGTTGAGCCGGGTAATATAATCTCTAGTATGACAGCGGCTAAAACTGTGGTTTCTAAATCAAAAGTAGATACAGAATTCGAAAAGGGGTTCTGTATCTACAATCTCCATGGATTTTTAGGTGTTTTGTCATTATTTAATGACCCAGACATTGAAATTATGGATGATGCAATGCATATTATCGATGGTAACAAAAATGTTGTTTATCGATTTGCCAGTGAAAGTATGATAGTTTTTCCTTCAGAGGAACAATTTACTATTTTAGATTCTTATGATGATGTCATAGTCGAATTTGATCTAACCCAAGAAGATATTTCTACTATTATCAAAGCCGCTCATGTTCTATCCTTACCAAATGTCGTATTTGCTGGGGAATTTGGAGATGTTTTTGTTAGATCTACTGGTGTCAAAGATCCGGGATCAAATAATTTTAATATCCATATTGGTAAAACTGATAAAACATTTTTGAGTGTAATAGACAAGAATTATCTTGTTCTTTTGACACCTGATGACTACAGAGTGTCGATTCTTGGTAGAACAGATGGCAAAGGTAATAGAGTGCTGGCAAAATTTACTAGTGCTAATCAAACCAATTGGATTGCGACAGAATCAATTAAATCTTAATTTGAAAGTTTTATTATGACTGAATTTATTTGGGTAGAAAAATATCGCCCATCTACAGTGGAAGATTGTATTCTTCCTGACTCACTAAAAAATATGTTCAAAGAATTTGTTAAACAAGGTGAAGTGATAACTTTGCTTTTAGCTGGCCCTCCCGGATGTGGTAAAACCACCATAGCTAAAGCTATGCTTAACGAGATGGATGCGGATTATATTCTTATCAATGGATCAAAGGATGGTAACATTGATAATCTTCGTACATTGATCCAAGGGTTTGCTTCTACAGTCAGTTTTAAAGGTGGTAGGAAGTATGTTATATTGGATGAGGCAGATGGACTTACCCCAGCCATTCAAAATGCTCTGAGAGGCTTTATAGAGGAATGTTCTGCCAATTGCGGCTTTATATTGACATGTAATCATAAAAATAAAATTATTGATGCCATTGTAGACAGTAGATGTTCTGTAATAGATTTTAATTTTAAAAAGAAAGAACTACCAAACCTAGCTTCTCAGTTTTTAAAGCGATCCATGGTAATTCTTGATAAAGAAAATGTCGAGTATGATCGTAAGGTTTTAGCTACAGTCATTGCTAAAAATTGTCCTGATTGGAGACGAACACTTAACGAATTACAAAAGTGGGCGGCTACTTATGGTAAAATTACTGAGGATATCCTTGTTAACTTCTCTGATACTCATTTTAATGATCTAATAAAAGCATTAAAAGTAAAAGATTTTGGTACAGCCAGAAAGTGGATAGGTGAACATTCTGACATTGATATGGATCATATGTTTAAAAAAATATATGATGGGGCTTATGATTTGGTAGAAGGTCATAGCATTCCTGATCTAATTTTGATTTTAGCTAAGTATCAATATCAAAATGCTTTTGTTGCTAATCCCGAAATTAATCTAGCAGCTGCAATTTTGGAAATAATGGGGACTTGTACGTTTAAATGAGTGGTCCGTTTGATTATATAAACGCAGTCTCACATACAAAAAATAATTTTGTTAGGGACGCAATTGATCCTGATCTAGCGTTATCAGGATATAATAAATGGTTGACAAATAAAACTCTATCATATTTTAGTGATAGCTGTTTATATGCCAATGAGATAAATAAATATCCAAATTTACCAGCAATCATGCAATATGACTATTATTTTCATTCTCTAAATAAGAGAAAGCGTATATCTGCGAAGCATTCAAAACGTATTATTTCAGATGAAGTAGAGAAAATTTCTATATATTTTAACTGTAATTATACGAAGGCAGAAGAATATCTTCTTGTTTTGACTACGGAACAGTTAAGTGAAATAATAAAAAAAACAGAAATTGGTGGATAAAATGATTGAAAATTTAATCGAAGTAAAATTAAACGACGATGACGGGTTCCTATTAGTCAAAGAAACCCTCACACGAATTGGTGTGGCATCAAAGAGAACGAATACATTATTTCAATCTTGTCATATTTTACATAAACAAGGTAAATATTACATCGTTCACTTTAAGGAACTATTTTTATTGGATGGTAAACGTCATACTGATTTTTCAGAAAATGACGCAGCCAGACGAAATAGCATCATAAATCTTTTAGATGAATGGGAACTAATTACCATTGTAGATCCATCTAAGACATCTACTCCGGTTGTGCCGATATCTCATCTTAAAATTATATCTCATAAAGATAAGAGTAAATGGATATTACAACCAAAATATAGTATTGGTGTTAAAAAATAAAAAGAGGGGAATAATTCCCCTCTTTTCTTAATTCCAAGTAGAAAATAATTTAACTTTATTCATTCTGTCATCTAATCTATCATATCCACCATTAATTATTTTAGTAATTTTTTTCACATTAGCTAGATTTACCCCTCCATCACATATTTTCCATAACCCGTTTTGGTCGAAAAAGAATAATGCAGATTCGAATGCTTCGTTTGTAGATACGATATCTGGGGTTTTAATTATGTCTGGATTGTTCAGATGATGTGAAAGTAAAGTATATTGGTATTTTCCTGTTGTCTGGATTGCACCTCTACCTCTGAAATTCCACCCATCTTGGCTGGCTTCATCACCATTACCCATTCGATTAGCATACACTCTAGACGCTATTTTTTCTGGGTTATTGGCATAATTGTTGGCAATTTCATCTGTTGGGAAATACTTTGGAAATACTTCTTTTAATCTTTCAGCAGAATAATGTAAATTTTCTGAAAATTCTGTAAAATTCCAAGATTCATGAGCGCACTGACCGAAAAAATGTGCAGCTCTATCTTTGGTCAAATTAAAGTAGTTTTTTGCGGCGGAATAAGTTTCTTTTCCCCATACCCCATCTGGATTTTTGATACCAATTTTTTGTTGTAGTTCTAATATTGTCTGATTCATTTTAAAGGCTTTCCTGAATTTGCTTGATCAATTGCATTGTTATGTGCCTCGATAGCGTCTAGAAGTGCATTTAATTGGGCTTTCCAACTATTACAGGTTGCGTTATTGTCTGTGATGGTGCCAAGAGCTTGATTGGCTGCAACTCCTGAGGGCGTTGCGTCAGCTGCGCTGGCAGGATCAATGGCTGTAGCTGCGGCTGAATTATTGTATGTCCGCACCCAGCCGTTGCTAAGAATGCCATGGTCAGGCACAACATTTTCAGCGATTTGTTTATTAACATCTTCATTCTCCTTGATAGTATGCCATCTATCAACATACTGTGTCACTATTTTTGTAGTAGCTGGACCAGCTACTTTTTGATAAACTACTTGGGTAGCTTGCGCCTTTTGATTAAAATTCGCTATGGCTACTTTAGAATCCAAATTCCCAACATGTCTTCCATAGAAAAATCCTCCTAATAATAAAGAGAAAGCTCCTAAAATCGCAATTAGAAATTTATAAGGTGTTGGTATCAAAAACATCATTATTCTCCGAAACATAAATACTGTATCTATCATATTTATACAATAGAAGGTTTCGATGGTTTCATTTTCACATTTTATAGAAGCAAAAGAAAAATTTGATACTACTCTTGCATATCATGATACATTAAATTCAAAAATTTGGGATGATCATGATACGTTAAGATCTGATGTACATCAGGCATTGATACGGATTGCCCATGATTGGGCAGACTTTTCTAGGATCCCATTTTCTGCCATTAAAGATATTGTCATCACAGGGGGAAATTGTAATTATAATTATACAAATGCCAGTGACATAGACATACATTTAATTGTCGATCTAGGAAAGGTGATAAAAGATCTTGATATTGTCGAAGATTGGTTGTATGATAAGAAAGTTCTATGGGCTGTGCATCATCCTCATATAAGGGTAAAGGGATATCCGGTAGAGTTGTATGCAGAAGATCATAAATCCGAGATTCCTAAATCTGACCAAGGAGTATATTCTCTGATACACGAGAAATGGATTTCTAAACCTTCTAAACGAGATGTGCAATCATCATACGATGACCCCCATATGATCAGAAAAATTAAATATTATATGAAACAGATCGATGGGTTAACCAGCGATATTTCATTTTCAACCAAGAAAAAAATTGAACAGATTAAGTCTCTTAAACGTAGATTTTATAAAATGCGATCCTCTGGTATTCAAAAATCTGGAGAATTTGCATTAGAAAATCTAGTGTTTAAGTCTTTGCGAAATCTTGGTAAAATAGATAAACTGAATGATTTCTTGGCTCATGCAGAGGATAAGGAATATTCATTAGATTAATGATTTGGAGTTAAAATGAAATTTTATACAGAATGTTTTAGACGTGGCAACTTAATTTATTATTCCATGTATGAGGACGGTAAGAAACTCCACCGTAAAGTTAAGTATGAGCCTACTTTATATGTCAGAAATGATGGAGATGTTGAGTCACCATTCAATTCGATTGATAATATTAATCTTAAAGATATCACTTTTAATTCTATGAGTGAGGCTCGGGATTGGATAAAGGCTAATGACAATATTGATAATTTAAAGGATCGTGAATATTGGGGAAGTGAAAAGTGGGTATATAATTTCTTAAATGAAACCTTTCCAAATGAGGTGAAATTCGATAGAAACCAGCTACGTATTGCTAATATCGATATTGAAACCAAGTCTGGTAGTAAATCTGTCGTACCAGATCCATATAAAGCTGAATTCGAGATAACTGCCATAACAGTTGAATTCCGCCGCACATTTTATGTATTTCATTTCTGCGATTATAAGAAGCATAGAGATGATATTATTCAGATAAAATGTTCAGATGAAATAGATTTGATTTCAAAATTTTTAAGATTTTGGAAAAATATGGCATTTGATATCGTAACTGGTTGGTATATTGAATTGTTCGATATTCCGTACATCTATAATAGGATCAAACACCTGTTAGGCGAGGAAATTGCTAAAAGACTTTCACCATTTGGGATTATAGGCGAACGAGAGGTAGAGGTATATAAAGATAAATTTAAAACAGTTTATCGATTATATGGAGTTGCCATTTTAGATTATCGTCGGCTTTACATAGAATTTTCTGGTAAAACCCAAGAAAGCTATAAGTTAAATCATATTTCATACGTTGAATTAAAAGAAAAGAAATTAGATTACTCTGATTATGAGTCTTTGGATGATTTGTATTCTAAAAATCCACAACTATTCATAGAATATAATATTCAAGACGTTGAGCTAGTTACTAGACTAGAAGAAAAATTAACTCTTATAGACTTGGCATTGGCCATTGCATATACTGCTAAAATTAATATTGAAGATTGTTTTACTTCGGTTCTTCTATGGGATATAATCATTCACAATCATATGATGGATAATGGTATGATTGTGAATAAGTATGCTAGTGGAAGAAAAGATGCAAAATATAAAGGGGCATTCGTTAAGGATCCTGTAATTGGTGCCCATGGTTGGGTAACATCTTTCGACGTTAAAAGTTTGTATCCAAGCTTAATGGTCCAATACAATATGAGTCCTGATACTTTTGTGAAAAAGTTATCTAACTATCCATATGTTTTAAATTTATTAGATAGTGGATTACCAGATATCAGTGAAGTAGGGGATTATGCGGTGGCCATGAATGGAACCTGCTGGCGTCGTGATAAGATTGGAATTTTTCCAGAATTGATCTTACTTATTACAGAAAAGAGAGATTACTGGAAAAAAATAATGCAGAGTGCCGAAAGAAAGGTAGAAGCTGCTAAGATAGCCGGAGATTCGTCAGAACAAGCCATACAGGCGGCAGAGGCAAATAGAGCCAACATTATGCAGTTGGCATTTAAAGTCATCCTAAACTCCTTATACGGGGCTATCGGCAACAGTAGTTTTAGGTGGTATCAAGTTGATTTTGCCGAGGCTATCACAATCAGCGGCCAATACTATATTCAATATGTCGGACAATCGTTAGAAGATTACATGATTAAAATGGTTGGGCCGGGTAAATATTGGATTGCAACAGATACCGACTCTGTTTATCTCCAATTAACTCCAATGATAAAAAAATATTGTAATGATAAATCTAAAGATGAAATCATTACATTTATTGATAAAGTATGTAAGCAACGTCTTGAAGTTGTTATTAATAATAATTTTCAAGAAATAGCTGATTCATCGAATGCGTATAAACAATTTTTGAAAATGAAACGAGAAGTTATTGCTGAACGTGGAATTTGGAGAAAGAAAAAGAATTATGCGTTACTTGTCTGGGATAATGAAGGTAACCGATTAAGCGAACCTTATATAAAGGCAGTTGGATTGGAAGTTGTGAAATCTTCTACCCCAGAAATATGTCGCACTAGGATGAAAGAAGCCTTAAAAATATTTTTGTCTGGCACGGAAGATCAATTAGTTGATCTAGTGGAATCTTTTAGAGAGGAGTTTAAAACTTATCCTATAGAAGACATTTCCTCTGCCAAAACATGTTCAAACGTGGATAAATACTATGATGAGGTCCACCTTTATTCGGGGGGGACTCCTATTCATTCAAGAGGTGCGCTTGTCTATAATAAATTATTGCTTGACAATGGCCTAGAAATGAAGTATGAAAGGATATCGGATGGGTCCAAGATAAAATACTGTTATATGAAGATGCCAAACCCAGCACATGAAAATGTGATATCCATTGTCGATGTGTTACCTAAACAATTAGGATTAGATCAGTTTGTTGATTATGACAAACAATTTAACGCAACTTTCCATAGCCCAATTAAAACTATATGTGATGTCATAGGATGGAAGTCCGAAGACAGTGCTAGTTTATTTTAAGGAATTTAAATGTCTGAACTTTTAAAACGATTTAAGAAAAATTCTACTATTGCAGATGCATCTATTTTAGAAAAATCAAAATTCTTCAACGAAAAAGATGTAATTCAAACACCAGTTCCTGCAATAAATATTGCATTATCTGGGGTTTTGGCAGGAGGTTTGACTCCCGGCCACACTATGTGGGCTGGTCCATCTAAACATTTTAAAACTGCTTTCAGCTTACTACTGGCCAAATCCTACATGGATAAGTATCCTGATGCCGTCATGATATTCTATGATACCGAATTTGGTAGCCCTCAAGGATATTTCGAGGCTTTTGGTATTGATACATCAAAAGTTTGGCATGTTCCGATTATGAACATTGAAGAACTTAAATTCGATATTATGCACCAGTTAGATGACATCAAGCGTGGCGAACATGTCATTATTTTAGTCGATTCCATCGGAAACTCTGCCTCTAAGAGAGAGGTAGATAATGCCCTGAAGGAAAATGGCGCTGAAGATATGACTAGAGCTAAACAGCTCAAAGGGTTATTTCGAATGATAACTCCGCACTTGACAATCAAGGATATTCCGCTTATAACAGTCAATCACACATATGATGACATAGCAAGTGGTGGTAAGATTAAAAAAGTTGGTGGAGGAACAGGCTCATATTATTCTGCCGATAATATTTTTATTATTGGTCGTCAACAAGAAAAATCAATTAAAACTGGTGAAATTTTAGGTTACGATTTTATCGTCAATGTTGAAAAATCAAGATATGTGAGAGAGAAATCTAAAATCGCAATTTCAGTTAGATACGATGGCGGTATTATGCGCTGGTCGGGATTGCTAGATATGGCACTTATTTCTGGGCATGTTATCAAACCAAAGCAAGGGTGGTATCAACGTGTCAATATGGAAACTGGTGAAATTGAAGATAAGAATTATAGAGAAGCTGGAACCAATAATAAAGAGTTCTGGGATCCTATTTTAAATTCACCTTCGTTTGCTAAATGGGTGGAGGATAATTATAGAGTTGCCAACGGATCTATAATTGTAGACGATATTGGTATAGAATTAGATGAAGAGTTGGATGATATAGACGACTCGGAATAATAGGACTTTAAATGAAACTTGAAGAAACGATTATTAATAATCTTATTTGTAATGAAGATTTTTCTAGACGAGCTATTCCTTATCTAGACAAAGAATATTTTACTTCTACAACCGAACAAATATTATTTAAATTGATAAATGTATTTGTTCAACGTTACAATAAAATTCCTACAAAAGAAGTGCTAGAAATTTCTTACGAGAAAATAACTGGCTTAACCGAAGTACAATATAACGATCTGAAGGCCAGAATAGATGGCCTTCAGAATCTTACAATGGATGACACTGAATGGCTTATTGATGAGACTGAAAAATATTGTCAATATAGGGCGCTTTGTAATGCGATTCAAGGCTCTATTGAAATTCTTGGAGAAAAGAATGCCGAAACTAGTAGAGGATTAATTCCAGATCTACTCACTAAAGCTCTCAGTGTGTCATTTGACAATAATATTGGGCACGATTATACAGAGGATGCAGAATCCAGATATGAATTTTATCATCAATCTGAGTATAAAATTCCATTTGATATAGATCTTTTAAATAAAATTACCAAAGGTGGTCTAAAACGCAAGACGCTTAATTTTCTAATAGCAGCATCAGGTGTTGGTAAAACTGCTCTGATGTGCCATTTTGCGGCCAATAACCTTAAGCAAGGAAAAAATGTTCTCTATATTACTCTAGAGATGTCAGAAGAAGCAATTTCTCAGCGTATCGATGCTAATCTTATGAATATGCCGATGGATGATATTGAATTGCTTCCCAAGGAAACCTTTTTAAAGAAGATAAAATCAATTCAAGATAAAACTACTGGTAAATTGATAGTTAAAGAATATCCAACCTCTTCTGCCGGGGCTTCACATTTTAGACATCTTCTTAATGAGTTGAAGGTCAAGAAGAATTTTATTCCAGATATTATTTACATCGATTACTTAAATATTTGTATCTCATCCAGAGTTAAAATGGGTGGTCCCGGCGGTAGCTATGGTTATGTAAAATCTGTAGCAGAAGAGGTGAGAGCATTAGCAGTCGAATTTGATGTTCCAATTGTCACTGCCACTCAATTTAATAGAGATGGCTACAATGTTTCAGATGTAGATTTAACCGCCACATCTGAATCTATGGGTATTGTTCATACAGCTGATCTGGTTTTAGCTCTCATATCAACTGAAGAGTTAGAAGCTGCTCATCAACTAATGATGAAACAATTAAAAAATAGATACGGCCCTTTAGATTATTATACAAGATTTGTTGTTGGAATTGATAGATCAAGGATGAAATTATATGACATAGATGATAATAATGTTACCCAAACTAAACCGTTAATAGAAGATGACCAAAAATCAAAATTTAATGGTCAAGGAATTAGATTTTAAGGAGAATATATTATGAGCATTACATCCACAGAAGAACAACTTAAGCGTTATATTGAAAGAATTGAGAATATCAATGAAGAAATCAAGGGATCACAAGATGACAGAAAGGATATTTACATTGAAGCCAAGTCAAACGGATTTGAAGTTAAGATTTTGAAAGAAATTGTAAAACTTCGTAAGAAGACACGAGACGAGAGACTTCAAGACGAAACAATCCTAGAAACCTATAAGGCAGCTATTGGGATGGACGTTTAAGGAAAATTTATGAAGAAGAACTTAATGAGCTTTCTTGAATATTCGGAATTCGAAACAATTTCGAATGAGCCTCGATTTAAAAGGAATGTATCATATTTCGATCCTACTAAAGGATGGGTAATTAATCCAAATAGATATATCAGGAAAGAGGCGGCTTCTCCTAAATAACTGTAACAGGTTAGGAGAAACCCCCATGATGCCATTAAGTTCTTCTCAGAAAGAAATGAGAGAAAGAATCACGAAGTCTATAGAACGTGAAATCGGTATGTGTGATAGCTACAATGATTTGATAGTTTTGGCTTCTATTTTATGGGAATCTGCTAAAAGAATATTCACTTCATATGCGAAAGATTATGGTGAAGAAGCTTTAGAACAAGTATTAGCTGATAGAAAAGCGAATCAATAATATAAGGAATTAATATGATTTGTCCTTCTTGTGGCAGCTTAAAGCTGCAAAAGAGAGGATGCGTTTCAAATAGAAATGGAGAGCGTAGACAATCCTACTTATGCAATAGCTGCGGTAGACGATTTGTTGATACTAGCTTTAAGCATAAATTTGGACCATCTACGATACTTTATGGTGATAAATATGTAATCACCACAATTCAAAATAATGTTAATATAAATGAAGAATTTTATGCAGCGTTACTAACATATTGTCAAGTCAATAATGCTGGATTAATCATTATTCCAACGATTTATCAGAAAAATTTATATGATGAACTTGAATGGGCGATAGACGAATCTAAACTGTTCACCAGTAAGGCTAGTATTAGAGGAATGGTTGACATTCTTTCTCCCAATACCAATATATCTCCCACAACAGAAAACCCGTTAGCTGGATTAGATGTTTTATCTAAAGGTAAATCCTTAATCGTTCCGCATAATCAGCTTCAGATGCGTTCTTTGCCTGTACAAAGAAATGACCATCCGTTGATTATGCATACAACCGGGACTATATCTGAGCCATCTTACACCAAATCTAAAGCTGGAGAAAAAGCCGAATTTAATCATTCATATTCGGCTGTAGTTGTAGAAATTGATGAAGAAATTTACCATATCAGAGTATTAAATGCCGACGATAATAATGGTTTTTATGATATAGATAAGTATTACACCAAAAATAGTGTTTCTAATCTAGATAGAGCCGAAGCTATAGTCACAGGAGATGAGCATGTATTTGTTAAATGTCCAGATGTAGCGAACGCCACGTATTATAATAAAAATTCTATGGTGTCTGTACTTAAACCAAAGGTTATTGTCAGACACGATGTTTTGGATTGTTTTACAATTTCACATCATCACAGGAAAGATAAATTTTTAGAGTATTCGAAATTTATCACAGGTAAAAATAAAATAGAAGATGAGTTAAACCAAACCGTAGATTTTGTCAACACCACTACACCTAAAGATTCATACTCCATTATCATTTCGTCTAATCATCATGACCATCTAAAACGTTGGTTGAATGAATGCGATCCAGATAGACAACCTTGGAATGCGAAAATTTATCATCTTATATCATGGGCAATGTTAGATTATGTGGATTCATATTCTACAATTTCGAGTCCAGATCCTTTTAGGTTGTATGTAGAAATGCAAAATGGCAATAAAATTAAATTTGTAGGTCGAAATGATAATTACAAAATTAAAGGTATTGAGTTATCCAATCATGGTGATATAGGGGCCAACGGATCTAGAGGATCTCTTAACCAATATGCTAGGTTCTCAGATAAGGTTGTCATAGGACATTCTCACACACCGGGAATAAATAAAGGGGCATACTCAGTTGGGTGTAGCACTCCTAAAACGTTAGAATATACAAATGGACCGTCTAGTTGGATGAATACCCATTGTATAATTTATCCTAATGGAAAACGACAATTAATTAATGTAATTAAAGGAAGATGGAGAAAATCTTCTTAACTTTAAAGCCGACAGTATAAAACTCTGTCGGCTTTTTTATTTACATAAATATAAAGAACTATATTTTAGAGGTGTATATGGGCGAGTTTGTCAATTTTATACGAGGGCGATTAGGACTAGAGCCTAAGCGTGAAGTAACTTTAACTGGTAAAATACCAAATGAAGTTATCATAAACAGATCAATCAGTGAAGGTCCAGATCCTACATTTGCGGCTAGAGATAATAATGGTAAAAAATCTTCATTAAATAAATTATCTCGTCCAAAAAAAGCTGGAAATATTGGATTAGATAGTAATTTACCTGTGAATTTTCAGTCTTGGAGACGTAGAGAAAACAAAAGAGATAATTTCATAGATGACGTTATAAGTGAATGGCCAGATTTAGAAAGTGGAGGCACAACCGATGCAATTAAACAAAACCTTTCAGGTACGCTTAATTCTATCCCTACTACTGAGAAAACTGGTACGACAGAGCTTCCTAATGATGGCGGATTCACTAGAGGGACCAAAGTTAAAATTAACAAAGTTGGATACGAGGGAACAGGAAATATTGATTTCTTCGACAAAAGTTCCGGCATGTACGTTGTTTCTGCTGATGGCGGCCATAATATCAATCTCAATGCTACAGAGATTGAACCAATAAAGGGCAAGAAAAATGGTTGACTATAATAAAGATGCGGTAGATAAATCTATCTCGGCTTCAAATAGATCTGGAAATAAAATTACTGGAAAAGAATCTAAAATGATCCATAGCCTTCTTAAGGGGTGGAGAGCAAATAATCCTAAAAAGTTAAGCGAAGATGATCATGAATCTAAACGAGATGTTTATGTAGACGGCCATTTGATGGTTTCAATTCATGCTAAATCTAAAAAAGAGGCTAGAAAAAAATTTTTGGCAGCATATCCAGAGCATAAGGGTAAGCATATCGAAACCATTACGAACATGGGCGAATCTACAGAAAATATAATTTTAAAAAATTGTATGAAAAAACTAGAATCATGAAAATCATAAATATAATAACAGATTTTAGGAGATAATAATGGCTATCGTCAACAAATATAATATTTCATCTTTAAATGAGCAAATTGAACCTAGATTAGGTAATCAGCCAGATAAACATATTTCTAGTGATGTACTGTCCAGTGTTCGCCATAAACTTGGATTACAAGAAGATGTGGGCACAGCTACTGATTTTAAGAAAATTAGAAAGCAATTCGACCGTAACGAAGATCGTAATGCTCATTCGGAGAATGCAGTATTGATTGCTAAACATTGTGGGTCAGAAGAAGACCATAAGGAAGCCAAAGATATATTAGCCCAACATAAAAAATTGGGATATCTATCTGGTCCTCTTAGTGATAGACGTACTAGCTTATATAAAAAGCTAAAACCTACTTCTGGTTATAAAGCTATTTTTCCAGAAGAATCACCATTAAAAGAAGGTGTATCAGCTGATTCACAATGGCCAGAAACTAAGGCATCAGATATGGCTAAATCGGCTATAAAAAATAATCATCCAAGATCTGCTGAATTAAGAGAATTAAATTCTAAAATATGTGATTGTGTTCTACACGGTGGTAATAGCCGTCCTCATGTGAAAGCTGTACAGGATATTCTTGGCGTTAAAGAAGAAGCCGGAACATTGGCAAAACAAATTGATACAACTTTATCTAATATTGCATCTGGGCAAACTGGCGAAATATATAATAAAAATAAAAAACAACCAGTTGTAAGTGGAATTCCTACCGGAACTTCTACTCATATTGTTGCCGGAAAAGATGGAGATTCATATAACACAGCAGCATCAGTGAATAAGAAAAATATTCAAGAGTCTGTTATGACTGATTTCGTTGTTACCAAGCGTAATATGGGATTAGAGGATGTTATTTCGAAAATATCAACCGGGACAAGAGATATTCGTAAAATGTATGCAGAATCTATGGAAGATGTTCTTAGTGGGAATGTTTCCGATGTGCAAAGAAATGATTGGATCCAAGTTGAACAGGGTAAAATGCCATTCATGGATTATGTTACTAAATATAAGAATTAATAAGGAGATAATCAATGCCATTATGGGGAAATATAGACGCTGCAAATAATGCGCCTAAATGGAAAAATATCACAGTTGGATCGTCTACACATACCACTGGTAATGTCGTATATGCTAATACAACAGTTGGTGCATTTCAGCCTAATGTAGCCGAAGGTGTATTTGGGGTTGACGTTGCAGAAGCACATACCTTAAGCCCTAAAAGTATTGGGCCGGGGTGGGTTCTAACCAAACAAGGAACAGGTTCTATAGTTGGCGTAACAGTACCGGCTGAAACTCTTTCATACAACAACACAGATGTAATCAGAGTCACTTCTACGCAAGCTGGCGGTAACGCTGTCGTCAATTTCAGCACCAATGCAACTGGCGGAATTTTAACCACAACCATCACTACTCCCGGATCTGGATTCTTAACAGTCAATAATACCATAACTGTGACCAATGCAACTGGTGGTACTGCAACTGGCAATGCCACTGCAACTGGATTTGTTGCAACCGCTGGTGGACGTGCAGGAAGAATTAATCGTGAAATTCTTGCTGTAGTTAAAGGCATGGCTAACAACTCTGTATCCGGTGGTGGTTCTACCACTCCTTAATAGGATATTTTTATGGGTAAAACCTTCAGCGATATCTACAATACATCAAACACGGCCACAATACAAACCTCTGATTTGATGATCCTGCAAAGAAGTGATGGCAACACATATGCATTTGCTGCTACTTCTTTGCAGTCATTTACAGCACCAACTAGCGAAAGCATTAATAGCTCTGGCGGCTCTGTAACATTAGATATTACAAAAAATATTCATAAATTGGCACCAACAATTAGTGGATCTAATTCATATGTTTTACCTAATGGAACTGAAAATCAAATAATATATCTTGTTCCTGCTAAATTACCAACCAATATTTTTTCTAATGAAGCTACTTCACTATCAATCCAAAATGCAAGATGGAGTAAAGGTCTTCAAATTCAAGAAGGTACGGTTGCAACATGGCTTCCCTTCACTAACGCAATATATAATTTAACTTCTGGAAGTTGTGTAATAACTTTAATTTTCACAGACGGTCATTGGAATTTGCCTCACTCATATGGAACATCATGATAGAAAAATTAGACGAGACAAATTTTTTACTTTATGCTGCTAAAAATTATGATAATCCTGAGTGTTTCGATACTGAGGAATTTTTAATTGATCTGAATAGATTCAAGTATATTAAAAGATTACTTAATAAGTATTGTGAAACAGGGGTTTTAAAAGAAACATTGATTCTCAATCATATAATAGTCATATATAATATTTTTGGTGTGATCCCTGCAACTCGTATGTTATTTTTTAGACTTGATGGATTACATAAATATCTTAAACCGTTTATTGAATATTTGGGATATTTACCAAAAAGAGTTGACAATATAGGATATAAAAGTCGAATTATTGTGTGTTCTGATATCGAAGCAGATGAAAATATAAAGAAGGCATTAGACCAAATATGAAAAGTTTTAGAGATTTCATGCAAGAAGATGGGGTAGTTGGTGGCATTAGTACAGCTGCGCCTGCTACTAACACAAGTGGGATCTCTGGCGCAGGAGATAATCCAGATAAAACTGTACCTGTATCTAAAAAGAATCAACAAAAAATTGTAAAAAATGCCCAACCAACTCTACGACACAGACAAGCAAGAGTTGGCATGGTAAGACCTCAAATGGAAGAAATGAAATATAAACAAGCTTCCATTACAGCTTCTAATTCCAAAACATCCAAAGATCCTACCGGATTTGTCAAAATTGGAGATAAAGGCCATCTTGGATTTGCCGTAAAAGGTGGTGTTGGGTTTAGGGGCGTAGTTTCAAAAATTGAAAAGGATATGGTGACAATTCGCTCCGGTGAAAGTGGTAAATGGCGTCCTAAAGAATATCATGGCCACGTTAACAAGTTCACAAAGGATGATTGATATGCCTGTCGAAAAACCAACAGAAACCAGAATTTCTTTATTAGAAAGAGAAATTTCTACTATAAATAGCTCTCTTATAGAAATAAAAAGTTCAGCAGAAAAACATAGAGAAGCTCATAATCAAGTAACCGAGAAGATATATAATAGAATGGACGACCTAAGAGAAGAAGTCAAAAGCGATATTAATAAATTGAAACTTGATTTCGATTTATCTATTAATAAGCAAAATGAAATTTTGGCTGATATTCATTCAAAAATACTTGATTTAGATAAATGGCGCTGGATAGTAGTTGGAGCTGCTGGAATTTTAGGGTTCATATTGTCCAAATTGACAAATTTTTTCGGATATTCAATTATACATTGACAAACACAATCCAATATGGCATTATCAGTAAAATTGTTATATTGGATTTATTATGTTCTGGATTGATTCTAAATTTATTTCCCTAATTTCACCGCAATTACAATTGTATAAGGTCAAAAGCTTTAATCCGTTTTTGGCCAATTGCCGTTGTTACATATGCGGAGACTCTAAGAAGGATCTGAATAAAGCAAGGGCTTATCTTTTTACACAAAAAGATAAGATTCTTTATAAATGTCATAATTGTGGTTCTGTCAGGTCTGTGAAATCTCTATTAAAAGATTTGAATATCGATATGATGCGTGAATATGATTTAGAAATTTTTACAGAAAAATATAAAAATGCGCCTCCTTCGAAAGAGCCAGAGGTATCGCATGTTTATATGACTGCTACACCAAATGCACCGTTGAAAGAGATTAAAAAAATCTCTCAATTATCGTCTGGGCATCAAGCTAAAAAATATATAGAATCTCGGAAAATTCCATATTCACAACATTTTAGGATATATTATACTCCTACATTTTGTAAATGGACTAATTCCATAATTCCAGATAAATTTAAGGTTAATTCCGATACTGGAAAGCTTAATGATGAGCCAAGAATTGTATTGCCTTTTTTTGATAAATCTGGTAACATGTTCGGATATCAAGGTAGAGCATTAAACGCTAACGCAAAAACCCGATATATCACCATCATGGTAAGAGGTAATTTTACCAAGATATTTGGTTTAGATCAAATAGATATCTCTAAGAGGGTATATCTATTTGAAGGTCCAATTGATTCTATGTTTATACCTAATTCTGCTGCTATGGCAGGTTCAGATATCGATATCAACATTTTCGATAAAGAATTGACAACTGTTGTATTTGACAACGAACCTCGAAATAAAGAAATTGTTAAAAAAATACATAAGTTAATCGAAAATGGTTGGACTGTATGCCTATGGCCAGATACAATAGTTGGTAAAGATATAAATGATATGATTCTGGCAGGATTGAGTCCAGATACTATAAAAGAAATTATTGATCAGAACTCTTATTCAGGGTTAAATGCAAAATTAAAATTTGTTAATTGGAAAAAGGTGTAATTATGGCAGAATTGAGTTATGAAGGATTTGATGAACTAGAGAAATTAGGATATATTTCTGATTATGGTAGGATTAAAAATGGCGTATGTACGCCTATTCTCTCAGTAGAAGACGCCAAGGCTAATTGGGCACAACAGGGAGAAGTTGTCCAATATAATGGATTTCATGGCTATCCGTACCAAAAACTTAATGTGGAGAGTAACGGTATTAATATCGGAGATAAACTTACTGTTACGAAATGTAATATCGGTGATTCTTCTTCGTCATATTCCTTTAGAGAAATAAAAGGATCTCATAACTCTGTAATGTTTGATAGGATTTCTACTGGTGAGTAAATTTAAAATTGGTGATAAAGTTCGCAAAATAACCGGATATCCGTTTGTAGGAACTGTGTGTGCAGTATATGAAGCTGAAGATAAGTGTATTGTAAAACACAAAGATAAATGGGAACATATTTTTAGCGATTCTCAGTTAGTATTAGATCACGGAGAATATCAATATTTGGATATTTTGAAAGATGTGGTTGATAATGGAGTATATCGAGAAGGTAGAAATGGTGGAACATATGGTGTATTTGGCCGACAAATTAGGTTTGATCTATCTGCTGGATTTCCATTATTAACAACCAAGAAAATTCATATTAAATCTGTGTTCGGTGAACTTTTATGGTTTTTATCTGGATCCACTAATATTAAACCTTTACAGGATCAAGGTATCCGTATTTGGGATGAATGGGCAGATGAAAATGGTGAGTTAGGACCGGTATATGGTGCCCAATGGCGAAAATGGGAAGGGTGGGGAATGCGTGGACTAGGATTAGGTCCGGGTGGTCCTGTTAAAGTTTTACTGAAATTTGATCAGATTAAAGATTTGATTGCGAACCTTAAAAAAGATCCTTATTCCAGACGACATGTTGTGACAGCATGGAACCCAGCTCAAATTGATGAAATGGCATTACCGCCGTGTCATTGTCTTTTTCAATTTTTCGTACAAGACGGAAAGCTCTCCTGTCAACTATATCAAAGGTCGGCTGACATATTCCTAGGTGTACCATTCAATATAGCTTCATACGCCCTCCTAGTCCATTTAATCGCTAATGAGGTAGGGTTAGAGGTAGGAGAATTTGTTCATACATTTGGTGATTTACATCTTTACGCAAATCATCTTGAACAGGCAAAAAAACAGCTTTTAAGACATCCTACACCCTTTCCTAACATCTATATACCTAGTGATAAAGGAATCTACGATCTTATTTGGAGCGATATCCAAGTAGAAGATTACGATCCTCATCCTGCCATAAAAGCCAAGGTATCCAAGTGAAAGATATAATAGTACAGCCTTATTTAAATGAGTATGCTAAAACTTTCAATGATACCCATTTTCATAATATCAAATTTCATAAAAGTGGAATTAGTATCGATACTGATACAGGGGAAGTAACTATCCCAGAAGGTATGGAATTAAGTGAAGCTAGTAGGGAAATTTGGTTAGGCATCAAACAATTTCTTATACCAACATTATAATATTGGAATCTCTTACATGGACACTACACAAGAAGTTTTAAGTCAAGTCACAATTTTTTCTAAGTATGCCAAATATATACCAGAATTAAAACGAAGAGAAACATGGGCAGAATTATGTGATCGTAATATGCAAATGCATATTAAAAAATTCCCCATGTTGACACCAGAAATTAAGAAAGTATATAAAAATTTCGTTCTTACTAAAAAAGTCTTGCCTTCAATGCGTTCTATGCAATTTGCAGGTCGTCCTATCGAACTTTCTAATACCCGTATTTTTAATTGCTCATTTCTTCCTATCGACTCATTAGATGCGTTTCCAGAAACAATGTTTCTTTTGCTATCTGGAACGGGTGTAGGATATTCTGTTCAAAAGCACCATATAGGTAAATTACCTATAATTAAAGGTCCAAAAGAAAAAACTAGAAGATTTCTTGTAGGTGACTCTATCGAAGGCTGGGCAGATGCGATCAAAGTCTTGGTACGATCTTATTATGAGGGAAAGTCTGATCCAATCTTTGATTACAGAGACATTAGGCAAAAAGGTGCTAGATTAGTAACCTCTGGTGGCAAAGCTCCCGGACCAGATCCATTACGAATTTGTATTGAACAAATTAGAGCAATTATGAATGCTGCCATTGGTAGAAAACTTACAACTTTAGAAGCTCATGATATTCTTTGTTTTATTGCAGATGCAGTTTTAGCTGGTGGTATTCGTAGAGCTGCAATGATTGCACTTTTTTCACCAGATGACCTTGATATGATGTCTAGTAAATCGGGATTATGGTGGGAAACCAATCCTCAAAGAGGTCGTGCTAACAATAGTGTTATCTTGTTACGAGAGTCTACAACTGAAGAAATGTTCTTTGATATTTGGAAAAAAGTTGAAGAATCTGGTGCAGGCGAGCCCGGAATTATATGGACAAATGATCTAGAATATGGCACGAATCCATGTGGAGAAATTTCTCTGGCATCATATCAATTTTGTAACCTCGTAGAGGTGAATGCAAGTGATTGCGATACTCAAGAAGAATTAAATTCTAGAGTAAAAGCTGCGGCGTTTATCGGTACATTACAAGCTTCATATACTGATCTTCATTATCTTCGTCCTATTTGGAAAGAAGTTACTGAACGAGATGCATTAATTGGAGTATCTTTTACTGGTATTGCATCAAATAAAATAACAAAATTGAATTTGCAAGAAGCGGCTGCTATTGTCATGGCAGAAAATGAATCTCTCGCAAAGAGAATAGGCATTAATCCTGCTGCTAGATCTACTACAGAAAAACCAGCTGGATCAACTAGCTGTGTGTTGGGATCATCTTCTGGTATTCATGGGTGGCATAATGATTTCTATATCCGTAGAATGCGGGTTGGTAAAAATGAAGCCTTATATGAATATATGGTAAATAATCTTCCTGATCTTATCGAAGATTGCCATTTTAAACCTCATTTAGAGGCCATGATGATGTTTCCTCAAAAGGCTCCATCTGGTGCTATAATTCGTACTGAAAGCTTTATGTCGCTACTTAAGAGAGTTGCCAAGTTCAATTTAGAATGGGTGCAGACAGGCCACCGTAGCGGACCTAATTATAATAATGTATCTTGCACTATTTCATTAAAGCCGAGTGAATGGGGTAGATGTGGTGTTTGGATGTGGAATAATAGAACAGTATATAATGGCATTTCTGTTCTTCCTTATGATGGAGGATCTTATATTCAGGCTCCATTTGAAGATATAACAGAGGACCAGTTTAATGATATGGTGAAACATATTCATAATATAGATCTTACGCAGGTTGTTGAGGATTATGATGACACCAAATTATCTGAACAGGCAGCTTGTGCAGGAGGAGGATGTGAAATATGAAGCAAATAAGAATAGATAATGATAATTGGGAGGATTCGGGTAAAATTTGGGATGTCGTTGAATATCAGAATTTTACCAATTCATCCCGAGTTAGATTTGTATTAATGAATGATAAGGGGGAAGAAGAAATTAGAATCCTTCCTTTAAATCAGATTGAATGGATAGGAGAATGAATATGTGTGCGGTATCTTATGTTGGCGATTATTTTGGAACATCCATTCCACAAAAATACCCATGGGTTTCGCCCGGTGGTGTTTGGCCATTAAATCCTCCTACTGCTAATCCATATCCAAACCCTTTGGATTTAAGCAAAACGTTTCCTACTAGGGATGAATTTGAAGCCCTTAAAAGGGAAGTAGAAGAACTTAAGATTCTGTTAAAAGCTGCTAAAAGATTCGATGAACAAACAGGTCAACCTGATTGCCATATGGATGCTAAAGTTGCGTTAATCAAACAACTAGCAGAATATGTTGGGGTAGATTTAGAGGGTATATTTGGGGATAACTAATTATGCAAAATATTGAAAGGAATGTTATGAAAAGTGTTAAAATTAATAAAGATGAATTACTTGGTATCATTAAAAATAATAGAAGTAAACATATCGATGAATTTGTAGAGGCAGTAGAAGATTATAAGTCATTAGTTTTGTTTATTGCAAAGAATAATCTAAAATTGGCCAAATCTGCAAATCTTGATCAATTTAAAGATATGAAGTATACTCCTGCTGCTCCAAAATCATACGAAAATAGTTATGATAAGGCTATACGCATGCTAGAGCTATCTGTGGAAGATGTTATTGAAATAGACGACACCACATTTAATCAATTGGTTCTTGATGATTGGAATTGGAAAGATAATTTTATATCTTCTAATTCTTTGTATAAGAATTTTAAATGAAAAAGAAATTTGTAGATTTTTTCATGGGGGTAGCTGAAAATGCTGCCACCCTATCATACGCTGAGCGTAGAAAAGTTGGATGTGTTATTGTAAAAGACGGTAATATACTATCATTTGGATACAATGGAACTCCTAACGGATGGGATAATTGTTGCGAATATAAGGTCTATTATAATCGATTAGACAAATCCCATCATCTTTGTGATTTTCCATATTCAGATACTTTTGAACGTTGCTATAAACTCGTCACGGATCCATCTGTTAGCCATGCAGAAGAAAATGCCATCGCCAAGTTAGCATCCTCTAATCAGTCGTCAGAGGGAGCTATTGCTTTTGTTACATTAGCCCCCTGCATTCATTGTGCTAAGTTGCTAAAGAATGCTAAAATTTCTGAAGTCATATATAAAGATGACTATGCCACAGATGGTATAGAATTTTTATTGAAATGCGGAGTTTTAGTAACAAAATGGCAAAAGTTGGAAATTGGGTAACGTGTTCAAGTTGTGACACAGAATTTAGAGTTGTATCGGAAAGTTTTTATCCCATAGAATATTGTCCTTTTTGTTCTTCTATCATCGAAGAAGAAGATGATGATGAAGAAAAAGAGGATGAAGAATGACTTGGTATTATAAAGGTCATGAATTTAATTTGGAAGATTATTCACCTCAACCGTATGGGTTTGTTTATTTGATTACTCACCCTACTACAGGAAAAATGTATATCGGTAGAAAATTTTTTACAGCTGCTGGAATCAAACAGGTAAAAGGTGTAAAAAAGAAGATAAGAAAAGAATCTGATTGGAAAGATTATTACGGCTCTTCACCAGCTTTATTGGCGGCAGTCGATAATTATGGTAAGGAAGAATTTAATAGACGAATACTACATCTGTGTTATTCTGTTTCTGAGTGTAATTATCTAGAAACAAAAGAAATATTCGTTAGAGATGCTATAATCTCTAACGAATATTTCAATGATTGGTGTACTGTTAGAATAAGTTCAAGACATTTGAAGAAATTTATTGAAAGAATATCTGGAAATTCCAGTTAATTTTGTAAATTCGGACCATCCATAATATACTTTATCTTTATATATTATTTTTCTTTTCGTTTTGGAAATAGTTCCTTTTTTGCGTATACTCATTTTTTGCTTATATTCTATAGTTTTCATATAGTCTTTATTGGTTAATTTTTGTTTAACCTTTGGATCAAAAGATGGATTATTATTCTTTATAAATTTTGATTGTTTTTCCCTACGTTCTAAGGTGTGGACCTGACCATGATTGCCATCTCCACCATCAGTTAAATTTAATAGAATTCCGGTTTGATTATTTTTCCTACCATATCATCCTTATTTATATAAAATAAGTGTTGACAAAGATTTTATTTAATATATAAGAACCTTCATAGATAGAGGAATTAACTATGACCATATTGTTCACAACCGAATCCATCAATGTTGGCGACACTGTTTTTCTGAGGTCTCCTTACGATCTGTATCGTACAGGTAAGGTCACAAACAAGACTCCTACTGGAAGGATTACTGTTATATCAGGACCAGAAGAAATTAAATTTAATAATCGTTGTTCCGAAATCAATCTTTTTAGTAGTTTTAGGAGTTGGAATATTGTGACCGAAGACACCTATTCCGAAATGATTAAAAACCAACAGGATGAAAGAAATCGTAATCTTATTAAGAAGGAAATTTCAAATATTTTGGATAATGGAAATCTAAAAACAATTCGACTGGAAATGTTGAAAATTTGTGAAAAAATTGAAAAAATGATTTGACATAGATTTTAAATCTGATATACCAATTTTCAACAAGACGGAGATTTCATCATGACCAACACCAAGATTGAAAATATCAAAGCCCGTATCCGTGCATTGGCTGCTAAGACTATCGATAACGGTTGTACAGAGGCCGAAGCCGAGGCCGCAATTTTTATGGTCGGTAAGTTGTTGAATCAATATAACCTTTCCATGGATGAAGTCGAAGTTCGGGATGAACCTTGTGTATCAGAAATAATTTATACCGGTTCTAAGCATCGCCATGGAGTTTATTTTGCCCTTTCTGCAATCGCAGGCTTTACTAATTGTAAAGTTTGGAGCAATCGTGGTTTTGACGGTATACGATATACTTTCTTTGGCCAAGAGAATGATATTCTGGTTGCCAAGTATCTATATGATGTCATTGATAATGCTATTAAAAATGAGACAGAAAAGTTTAAGAAAACTCCGGCTTGGATTAATAGTTCTAATCGTCGTGCTACCTCATCTTCTTTTATTACAGGTATGGGCTATAGGCTGGCAAGTCGCATTAACGAAATGAAGGCAGAAAATGTTAATGAAATGCGGGCATGTGGTGGAACCAGTTTGATGGTTTTGAAGAATCAAATTGTAGAAGATGCTTTTGCAGAACATGGAATTAAGCTTCGCAAATCCAATACGTCTACAACTGTGAAAGATTATTCAGCGTACCGTAAGGGACAAGAGACGGCAAATAATGTTAATCTTTCTCGTGCGGTGACCCGTACCACTTCTGAAATGTTGTGTATTACAAACTAATTTGAAAATATCTATTGACATATTTTAAAAATATGGTAACGTATAATCATTGATTAGGAGAGTATATTATGTTTAAAATGATTTTAGGGATGACTTTGCTTATTGTTAGTTCCAGCACTGCATATGCTTGTGATGCACAACCTCTTCTTATGGAAAAGTCAATTGAAGCGTCTAGGTTGGCACATGAAGATGGGTTTGAGCATGGATTTATTATTTACGAATCCAAAGGTATTTGTAAAGTTACAAATATTTTCACCTCTTTTAATGATTCTAGTGTAAGTGTGACTCTTCCATGGGAAGATGATAGTCGTATGTTGTATTTTATACATACGCATCCTGCTGTAGGCGAAGAGGGACAAATCCTACCAGAAGAACGTAAGATGTCTACAGACGACAAACAAATTATGAAAGCGTTAGTTAAACAGCTAGGATATGAATTTACTCCCGGTATTGTACCTGATTATGCTCGCAACGTTTATTTTCTATATGAATTTAAATTCGATCATTCATTTGGAGATTATAGAGAAACAAAAAATACACAATTGCCTCGATAATTATATTGACATATTTTTAAAATATGGTATAAGAAATACATCAAGAGGAGATAGATCATGGTTAAAGTTGGTGACAAAGTTATCCAAAATAAAAGAAGCGATGGTCGGTATCCTATGCCGTTTATTGGAGACGAAATTGGGGTTGTAGATAGTATTACCAAATCCCATGTGATATTGTGGGCACCAGTTTATATTAAATTTCCGTCTTACCCAGAGCCTATTCCTTTTCCATACCGGGATTTTCTAAGTGTTGAATGAATATACTAATTATAAAGGTGTATTGTTGGATATCCATGAATGGAGTGGCGGGATTAGTATTAGGGATCCCGCCGTAGGAAAAGAACAATCTAAACGAAGAAAAGAGGTTAAAGAAGGAAAAGCCAAGGAAGTTCAATTCTCATAAATATGAGAAAGGAGAATTTCATGAAATCTTTTCGTATGTTTTTAGAAGAACTTAAACCTGTCTCAGGTACACAATATGGATCGAATCCCGGTGGTGTACATCAGGATAGTAAAACAGGTGATAAGTTTTATGTAAAGCATTATGCTAATCCAGATCAAGCTAAGACTGAGGCTCTTACTGGTAAAATTTATAACCATATGGGAATTCATACAGTTAATCCAGAGATGCACGAAAAATCTGGAATTAAGACAAAATGGAACTCAGATGTTAGACAAATGAAACCAAAAGAATTTGAAAATCTTAATCACCACCAAGCTAATCAAATTGGAAAAATGTATCATGCCGCAACATTGACTAAAAATTGGGATATCGTTGGGCTAGAGCATGATAATATTGTTCATAATGATAAAACTGGAAACCTCCATGCAATAGATCATGGGGGATCTTTCCATTTTCGGGCTAGAGGTGGTGGTAAAGAATATGGTCCGGATATAGCTGAAAAGAATTCTTTACGAAACAATAATGAAGCGTCTGGTCATGTGTTTAGCACAGTGTTTAAGCATCATCCTGAAGCTGAAAAACATGGGTTAGAAGCTGTTAAAAATATTGACGATAAACACATACATCACCTTTTTTCTACATCAGGGCTTGACAATTGGAAAGAATTACACCATAACTTTAATAAACGTAAAGAGGCATTGATAGCTTCTTATAAATGAGGAATTTTTATAATGTGGATTTGTTTGAATAATGGATTTTTATCTGCGGTCGAAGATCGTAATGACCATGATTTTCTTATGGTAAGGGCACGACGAAAGGAACACCTAGAAGCGGTTTTCCCTGAAAGAATTAATGAAATTTACACGGTTCCTAATTCCGATTATGCATATCGTATTAGTGTGAGCAAAAAATTGTTCGCCCATATTATATCAGAATCGATCATCAATAAAATAAGTTATCCGAATTTTAAGAATAGTGTAAAAGACAAGATTTTGAAAAGATTTTATGGACTAGTATGGTGGAACGGCCTCGAAATGCAGGATGAAACCGCTTAACGCCCTACCACATGTGCATGCCATACCTTCACTCCGTTATCCATAACAGTTGGCTCTGGATGAACTTTCATTGTGGTATTTCTAGGAAGTAGAAATTCTTTTTCTTTTTCAAAATTACTATGACTACCCAAATACATTCCATGTTGTCCTTTTTTGAGATGAACGTGCAGAATATGGGAATCACTATGGGCACTCTGATATGGTTCCGCATTTCCCGGCTCTTTACCAGCAAACCCCATAGCTTTCTCTTTGTCGATAGATGTTGACATATATGCAGCTGATTTAATTTTTCTTTGTGGATGTTGTTTGGCTAATTCATCTGGATTAAAAGCGTCTGTTCCATGGTATACATGTAAATCATGGTCAAGAGTATGATGTTTTAATGCTTCGTCTATGTCCTTTACTTTTTCGTTATGAACTTGTTTTAGATGTCTTTTATCTCGTCTAACACCAGAGTCTTCCCATTTTTCACTTTTAAATGGATCCATTCCTTTAGCTTTTTTAATAAGATTTTTATTTAATCTATTAGAGCTACAAGTATAATTATGTACGTGGTCATATGAGGGAGTCGATTCGAATTTTTCACGAGGCATGTCTAATTTTTGATGCACCTCTTCTACATTGTTTCCTAAATGAGAATTTTCATTATTGCTATGGCTAGACCATGCTGCCGATTTTGTGACAGGAGGAAAATTATGCTCATTTTCTTCTTTAAATGAATGCTTACCGTGTACCATATCAGGTATCATCGGTATTTTATCATCTTCTTCCGAATCAGATGGGATGGAATGTTTTCCGTGAGTAGGAATTGGCATTAATGGAATACCATCAAATTCATTAGCTACCATGTAATCTTTAAAATTCTTCATATTTATTCCTCGTTGTCTACTACGTGTGCATGCCATACATGTAAATCATTACCATCATATTTAAGTTTAGTTGGTTCTGGATGAATCTTTAATTTTGTATCTCTTGGCATCAGAAATTCATGTTCTCCATCAAAACAAGAATTGTTACCAAGATATGCCCCATGTTGACCTTTTTTGAGGTGAATATGGAGAATATGATGACCTTTATTTTCTAATTTAGTATGTGGATGAGTATAATCAACACCTACAGATTTACTAATCGAAGTTGATAAATATGTAGGTAAATGCACTATACCTTCTGAATGTTTAGCCGATTCTTCTCCGGGGTGCCATGTATTAGTTCCATGATACACATGTAAATCATGGTCAAGTTTGGAATTTTTTAATGCATGATCAACTCCATGAACCATATCTTTAGCATTGGATTCTCTTTTGACAGGATCCAGTCCAAGATTATTTTCAAAGGGGGATTTTCCTCCTACAGCTTTATGAATGAGGTGTCTATTAGTATCTTGACTAAATGCTGAATAATTATGGAGATGTTCGACACTAGCTGATCCATGTTTCTTTTTAAATTGATTCGTAGATAGATTTATTTTATTATGAACGTCTTGTGTATCTTTGCCAAGATGACTATTATCGTTATGGTAATTCCAATCATAATAAGCGTCATTGTCTTCTTTTATAGCATGTTTACCATGAACAGGTTCTGCCGTTATAATTGGTGGCTTTTCTTGGGCATGCTTGCCATGGGTAGGCACAGCAGTTATTAAGATAGCTTTTTTGATAAATGATTTGATAAATGATTTGAACGATTTCATTAAAATATATCTCCGATTTTTGATATTTATGTGTTTTTAATGGTTGACACATATACTCCCTTCTTGTATAATAGCCACATCAAGAGGAGATAGTTTATGATTAACATCGAATATGTTCGAGGGATGAATGAACTGGACCGGGAAATTGTACTGAAGTTGATTGTTACCAATAATTTGTTTGCCCATGTAGTAGTAAGAACAAATTATTTGGGGAATGGCTTATATCAAAATGAACTAATAGAAAACGATATTACCACATATAAAAGTAATATTGATTTATCTTTTCACGATGCTCTTGCTCTTGGCACATCTCTTTTGATGGGATAATAGAAAAAAATATGTTGACATATAGTAAATTCTACTATATATAGAGTTAGAAAGTTTTATTCCCTAGGGGCCGGATTGGTACTGGCGTCTGACTGTTAATCAGATTGTTACAGGTTCGAATCCTGTTTAGGGAGCCAGTTTTCATTGTGGGTGGGGATCATTTAATGATTGAGGAACCCTCCGTTATATTTTGAGTGTAGGAGTTCTAGTTATGACTGAAGTTCTTGTTTTCAAGTTTCCAGATCTTAAGCATGAAAATCGCACAATAATCGAAACTCGTTTTTGTGAATTGATTAATGCTAAACGCCAAGGAGAAGAACTTCAACCAGAAGTTATGGATTGGATGGATAGTGCTAATAATTTTTTGGAGAGCTTGTGATGTCGAATATTGTTGACATCACCAATCAAAGTAAACAAATTATTAAAGAATTTACAAATATTGAAATAGAAGTTATACGTGAAGCATTGATCGAATATAAAATTAATATTCGAAGAGGTGTGGTTAAAAATGATCGTGATCATGGGATTGATATGGTTATTATTGACGATATTTTTGATAAGATTTAATTTTAATGCCCTAGTATCGGTCCCGCCTTCTAAGCGGTCATCAACGCCGTAATTGGAGTATGGGGGTTCGAGTCCCTCCTAGGGCACCATTATTTTATGAGGGAAATATGCATCATAAAAGAGGTAAAAGTAAAAATCAACGATCTGGATGTACGGCGTGTAAGCCGTGGAAAATCAACGGGGTAAGAACAGAAAGTATTTATGGTGAAAAGTTTAGTGATCATATACGCAGAACGTCACCAAATATTAGAGATTTAAATGGACATATGGCGGAATAGGTTGAAAGCAACGGACTCTTAATCCGTTCTCGAAAGAGCATAGTGGGATTCGAACCCACAATGTCCTCCAAATATTTTATGGTGGTTAAGGTGTTGATGGATACATGTCGGCCTGTGAAGCCGAAGTGACGGGATCGTTACCCGTTAACCACCCCAGAAAATGGTCTTGACAGCGCCTAGAGGTAGTCAAGGGAAACTGATATAAAGTCGCATATCAGCCCACAGTTTATATAATGAATGCATCTTTGATGAAGTAGTTATCATACCTGCCCGACACGCAGGAATAGAAGGAGCGTAACCTTCAAGATGCACCAAATTAATGCGCTTGTAGTGTAAGGTAGCACGACCGGATTTATATCCCGGATGCCCAGATTAGGGGTTGGTTCGAGTTCAAGTCTCGACGGGCGCACCATTTTAAGGAATTTATTATGAGTAGATTTGGAATTATCCAACCAGAGGATGATGGAGTATGCGATCTTTGTCATAAAATTGCAGAAACTCGTCCGTATGGACCTAATAGTGAAGAAGTTTGTTTTGAATGTGGCATGAAAGATTTGGCCGCAGCTAAACGAGGATTTGAACGGTTGGTATTAGGGAAATATGATGTCTAAAATTGTGATGTATTGTATCTTTGCAAAAGAATCTGTAAAGAAAATGAATGGTAATCGTGGTAAATTAGCTTCGATGGCTGGCCATGCATATCTTCATTCATATTGGGATGCAATTCATTCTGTTATATTAGACTGCGGTGGCGCTAATGCTCATACCCCAGCTAATTGGGGTGCAGCTATGCAAGCTTTAGCTTACCAAAATACTGAGAAGGCATATAAAATAACTTTAGCTGTTGAAACCATTGAGGAATTAGTTACACTACAAACAGCATATAAAGATATATGTGGAACTTCGCTTGTCACTGACGCCGGAGTAACGGTATTTAGTCAACCTACTACGGTTTGTCTTGGTATAGGTCCAATCGAAGAAGAAAACGTTGGAGAGGACTTAAAAGCTTTGAAAGTTTTTATCTGAAATATTTCTTGACATAGGGTTTTGTATAATATATACATATAATCAGAGCCGGTGCGTGAGGAAGTCCTTGCAACAGTCTGCAAAACTGTTTCGAAAGGCGTAAGTGGGAGCGTTACCCCGCCGGTTCTCCATTTATTATGAGGTATATGATATGACAGTAGCAACTTCTCGGGGAATGCGTGGCACTCTTAAAAAGTTTGATCGTGTCGAACATAATACATATGACAAAAAAGGGCGGGATGCATTTCGTAAATTTTTGAATCTTCAATTTGAAGCTAAGGGATATAAGACCATCGATAATGCAAATGAGCATGGCATCGATCTTCTTACATTAAATTCAGATGGAGAAGTAATTTATTGTTGGGAAATCGAGGTTCGTCACGGTAATTGGCAAGGTGATGTTGCGTTTCCATTCGGGGCAATTAATTGTATTGAACGAAAAGATCACCAATGGCGAAGAGAAAAAAGTTTCACCTCTAAAATTCCTAACCCATTGGCAGATGAATATGGTGTATATTATGTTCAGTTGAATAAAGAATGTACTAGAGCTGTTATTATCAAAGATAAGGTAATTTTGGAACATAATTTAAAGCCTTGGAGTAATCGTAAAGCTGAAGGTGAATATGTTAGACAAGTTCCTTTAAATAGAACAACTCAAGTTAGGATTGCGGGTGTGGCGTAGGGGTAACGTGCGACATTGCCAGTGTTGAGTCGGGAGTTCGATTCTCCCCATCCGCACCAAATTTAGGATATATTGATGAGTCTACATAAAACAGAAATTAGATTAGTTGCCGTTGTTGAAAAAGATAGATTTCATAATTTTGTGACTAAAGTTTTTCTAGCCAGAGTTCATTATTATGAAGACAAACTTGTTAAGTATGAAGATTTTTGGCAAGTAGGATCTAAATTAGATTTTGAACTTCCACATCTTGGATATGAGGTTCCTAATAAATTCAACGAGTTCTTTGCTTCTAAATTAGAAGAATTAAGAAATTCAATTAATTCTGCTATAGACGAACGAATTGAAGCTACTAAACTTCCAATTTTATATTATCCGACAGATTTTTATCTAGGGTTTTAAAAATGCCTATTAAGTATGAATCTTGGCCTATTCGTGAACATCCCGGCGGCCAGACCACCGGATGCTATAAATCTGGGATAAAAGGTATCCATTATATTGGAGAATATCCAACAGGAATTGAAGCATCGTGTGAATATCATAGAAGTCAATTCAAAAATAGAGTTGCCGTTCAAGAAATGATAGAATGGGCATTAGCAGCCGCTAATATAAAAGAATAACACCAAAATTAACTTGACATTAACCTTTCTCTGGTATAGTCCTAAAATAAGACAGGAGTATATTATGAGTAATGTTTATAATTTGGTTAAATTGGCTGCTATTCCGATGATTATTGGTTTAGCGCCTTTTAAGAACGATTATGCTGGATTTAAACCATTGTTTAGGTTTGAATTGTCACATCGTATTGATAAAAGAGGACCAGTTGATTTTGCACCAGTTAAAAAAGCTGGTCTATCCAAACTGTCATTTGGGTATTTAGACTTCAATGGAAATATTCCAAATTCCAAGACTGTGGATTGGAATTCGTCTATGAAACGTGTATGGAATAAGAAATTGCATATTCAAAATGTTTCTCCTGCCACTGTATCATCTGCATCGTCTATTATTGACCATTATGTAAATTCTTCGCCTGAAAAGATGTCAATCGTTCGCCATAATCATATTTTGAATATGGACCTTGGTAAGGTTAAGAACGATATTAATTGGGGACATTTGTGTGTTGATAATAAGCTTGATACAGCGCATTGTTGGGGACTAGTGTACTCTGCCATCCAAATTGATGCAAATGCTCTTACAGCGTATTCTATGACGGAATTGATGCCATATCGTAATGGTGAGCAGAATTATATTATGATGAATCTTTATATGAAAGAAGGTGGTCGTAATTTTCTGGATAATATTCCGTCATTGGGAGATACTTTGCTTAGCATGGGTAGATATCAATTTACATCCTATGCCGTAGGATTTGATAAAGATGGATTGCGACCTGCTAATAAAATTAGTAAGTATTCTCGTCATCATAAGCTTCCGACCTCTGTAATTAAACTTCAGGGGTTGACAAGTGATCGGGCTGCATATTATTTTTCAACTTATAATATTATGTCTTTGATTAAAAAGATGAATTCAGATCAAATTATAAAATTTAATAAGCGTTGTGTTTATCAAAGAGAGCAAATGGTGGAATATATTGCTACGGCCCACCATAATCCAGCCTATGCTAGGACACATGCTCTTAATTGGATTTCGCATGGATGTTCTAAACCCCTGATTTCTTATCAAGGTAAAGAGTTGAAAATTTATTCTCAAAAAACATCTACCAATTATAAGGCAATTCGTCATTATGGGGTATAAATCTTGTATAGCTGGTGCATTAATAACTTATTTTATAATTGGGGTTATGGCTCGGAGTGATTGGGATAATATCGGTACTGTAGTGAATGCTATTTCTCAATTAAAAGAAAAGAGTGATCTAGTATCATTAGAATATAATTCTACAACAGTGGCGACATCTACATACCAAAACTATAAAATGAAGGCAGAGCTATCATCTATTATAAGTGGTTCTGTAGAATTTAAAACAAGTTTAAATAAGATAACTTATAACGTAGATTATGCTAATAAAAAGATATCTGTACATTTGCCAAAAACTTTTATAAGTACCCCTAATATTGATTCGACAACTATTAAAAATTATGATAATGGTTCGTGGTTACTTTTGAGTACAGATATCAGAGATAATATGCGGAATCAAAATATTATCTCTGCTAGAAAATTTTTTATGGATGATGCGAAAAAAGATATTGACATAGCACATAAACATGCTATATATAGCATATATTATGATTTATTAAAGCCAATAGAAAAAACCGGAGTTACGGTTACTATTGATTAATATGGAGCAGAACGCTAATCGGCGGGCGGCTTGATTTTCAATCAAGTGTAAGCGGGTTCGAACCCCGTCTGCTCTACATAGAACTCCGGGTTTACATATATAGTACATATGGTAAATCTAATTATGTAAACCCGGAGAATATTTTGTTTTATACAATTTATAAAATAACAAATAAGATAAATGGTAAAATTTATATCGGAAAACATCAAACAAAGAATTTAAAAGATTCATATATGGGATCAGGAACATTATTGAATCATGCCATTGAAAAATATGGAATAAGTAATTTTGATAAAGAAATCGTATATATTTTTGATACCAAATTTGAGATGAATTCCAAGGAAGCCGAATTAGTAACTGAAGAGTTTTGTGCAAGAAATGACACCTACAATATCTGTGTTGGAGGTAAAGGTGGATTTAGTTATATTAATTCAAATGGACTAAGATCACCACGAGCTTCTAGCATGGGAGGATATAGTCGTAGAAATTATACATCTAAACAATTTAAAGAATATCATTCATCCGAAAGTTGGAAATTAAATAGAATATCTAAGATTATAGAACGCCACGGTAAAGAAGCATTTTCTACATTTCTTGGTAAAAAACATTCAGATGAATCTAAAAATAAAATGCGTTTATCTAAAATAGGAAAAAATTGTGGAAAAGAAAACTCACAATTTGGAACACAATGGATTACTGATGGTATAGTAAATAAAAAGATAAAAAGAATTGACAATATTCCAGATGGATGGTATAAAGGAAGAACGGCCCCCATGGTGTAAGTTGGGTAGCATATAGACCTCTCAAGTCTATGATCCGGGATCGAAACTCGGTGGGGCTACCATATAAAATGAAAGTAATGACATGCCAAAGTACAAATTGTTTGAAGCCATAGGAACTATCCTTGCCGCATTAAATGCGATGGCGTGTGTGACAGAATTATATTCTGGTGAGTATATTAGTTCTTTTATAAGCGGGTTATTCGCTCTAGCCATAACTCACCAACTAATATACTCTCCTTTGTTTAAGAAAAAGTGAAATATTATGACAATAAAAATTATACATATGATTCTTATAATTTTGAATTTGCTGGGATGTATAGCCGATATATTTATTGGGCATTATAGCCTTGCTATATTTAGTGGGATAATTGGTTCTTATTTGCTATATCAAAGATTAACATATCCTATGTTTAAAAAGTAACATATATACTATATTGCCCTTTCCTCTAATGGTAAGAGAGCGGACTCTGACTCCGTGAATCAAGGTTCGAGTCCTTGGAGGGCATCCATAATAAAAATTAATGCCCCTTAGTCTAATGGTAGTGACAACAGACTTTGAATCTGTAGGTTTTGGTTCGAGTCCAAACGGGGCATCCAGATATCCGTGTAGCTCAAAAGTAGAGCAATGAACTGATAATTCATAGACGGTGGAGCGTTACCGCCCTCGGATACCAAATTATTCCCGGAATTATCACAAACTACAATTCCATTCTTTACCATCTATATGAATATAAGGCACTTCCTAGTGTTCATGGATATGTGCTTCTTTCTGAAATTGTTTTAAATTAATTGTTGACACCTAATTTAAAATACGTTAGAAGAGTTACATCAAGACCGAAAGGAAGTAGCATGAAAGTTCTTTGGAATGGATCGTCAGACATCAATACTGCTCTGAAAACGTATAAGACTTATGCGAATGCTGTTAAAGCGGCAGAGAAAATTCTTGGTGATGCTAATCAAAATGTGGTTATTGCAGCTACGCCAGAAGGAAGATTCTTTCCGGTGGCAATCGGCCATAAAGCTCTCGAAACGGGTCTTCATTTTCATATGTGTGTTGCGGCATAAAGGGAGAATTAATATGGGTTATCGTACTGTAATAATGTTGAACAATGATTACCTCCATCAATGGAGTAACGATCCAGAATTGGGTAAAAAGATTATCTATTCCCCAACATATTCTAACAAGATAGGAAATTATGGTAGAGTTGTCGAATGCACTCATGCTGACAATCAAACTCTCGCTATGTTGGATCATTATGATGGATTTAATGCTCTGTCATATGGTGCATGGAAGCGTGGACAAGATAATAATGATGTTAATCTTAAATTGATTAAAGAAGCTGCTAGGATTCTTGGATATCGATTGGTTAAAAATAAATCATCATAATATCTATTGACACAGCTGATTTTGTATATTATGACACTTGTAACAGATAAAAGTGAGATATATTATGTACGGATATGAATTCCCAGAAATCTATAATATTAAAGATGTTCTACCTGCTATCAAGGATCGTCCTGAATTTGTAGTTGCCGAGAAAGAAGGTTATACTGTTGTAAACTATAACGTTTGTTTTCATGATACGTTTCCTGATGTAAATGGTGAGTTTAAGACGATTGGTTCTTTAGAGGAGCGTAATCTTCCACAATATCAAGCCAAAATTCGCCGTGAATGTCGTGGTATCATTTTTGATTCTAAAACTGGTGATATTATTCGTCGCCCTTATCATAAGTTCTTCAACGTGAACGAGCGTGAAGAAACTCAGGAAAATCAAATAAATCTTGGTCATCCACATGTCATTGTTGAAAAATTAGATGGAAGCATGATTGCTCCATTCATTGTCGATGGTCAGATGATCTAGGGGTACTAAGATGGGTGCTACCGATGTTGCTAAGCCTGTAGAGGAGTTTGTGAAGAACAATCCCCAATATGAGAAGTTTGCTCGTTGGATGATTTCCATGCACCTTACTCCGATCTTTGAATGGTGTTCACGTAAACAACGTATCGTACTTGATTATAAAGAAGATCAGCTTGTTTTGACTGCTATTCGTCATTTGCATAATGGCCATTATGCAAAGCATGATTCCATGGTTAAATTTGTAGAAGGTAATGGTGATATTCCTGTTGTTCGGGTATTTAATATGACCAATTATGGAGAACAAAACGATACTAAGGCTTTCCTTGAATACGTCCATGATTTGGAAGACCTTGAAGGTTTTGTGGTTCGATTTGACTCAGGCCATATGGTAAAATTGAAGTGCCATTGGTATGTCCAAATCCATAAAGCCAAGGAATCGATTTTACAAGATCGAAATATTGTTGAGATGATTTTGGAAAATTCTCTTGACGATATTAAAGCTCATGTGCTAGATGAAGATCGTATCAAGTTGATAAATTTCGAATATAAAATTGAGTTTTTCTTGCATGAAATGGCAACCTGTCTTTTCAACAGGGTCGAATATTATACAAAAACTCTTGGGTTGGATCGTAAAACTTATGCCATCAAATATGGTGATAAGGAGCTTCCTTACCTTCGACCTTTGGTATTTAAATTGTTTGATGACAATTCTCCGGCCCTAGCATACGATGCCATTTTAAATATGGTTCGTAATAATCTTGGTAGCAATACCAAATATAATCAACTTCGTGATGAATGGTTTGATGGAGCGATGTATAATGATTGATTGGAAAGCTCTTTGGGCAGCTATATTGGATAATGATGCGCTGATGGATTTTGTAGCCGCATTTAGTTTACTATTTGCAGCTTGTGTTGGAGTATGGGGATCAATTGAAATATTTTTTCTACTAGCATCATTTGTGGGAGAGGTTGGTGCATTGTGTATCATACTTGGTGCGATTACAATAATTCCAACTTATGTACTAATTGTAGAACCATTAATTAAAGATTATAGGATGTATAGAGATGAAAATAACCGTTTTAAGTGATCTACATGCAGAGTTTGATACTCTGCCTCGCCCTATCCCCGGATCGGACGTTCTCGTTCTTTCCGGGGATATTTACGTGATTGACTATCTACTTCGTGGATCAGAGAGTCCTTATCAGCTTACTCTTAATGCTGATTTTAGCTCATTTATGGATTATTGTTCTGAAAACTGGAAGAATGTAATTTATATCCTTGGCAACCATGAATATTATCATGGTAGGATCGATTCATATGCGGCATATTTAAAAGTGTTGTTTAATGCGTATCCAAATGTTCATGTTTTGGATAATGATTCTATTGTTATAGATGAGATTAAATTTATCGGTTCCACTTTATGGTTTGATGGCAACAAACGTAATCCTACGTCTCTTGTTATTATTGGTGATTGTATGAATGACTTTAGGCTTATTACATGGGGTAAGCCTAATTATCGTAAATTCAAGGTATCTGATGCCGTATTGCTACATGACAAGGCTGTAGCATACCTTAAAAAGGAAATTGAGGGGTATGTTGGGAAAGTTGTGGTATGCACTCATCATGCCCCAAGTCCACTTAGTATAAATGCAAAATATGCTGGTGATTATCACTTGAACGGTGCATATCACTCTGATTTGTCCGAATTGATTTTAGATAATGAGCATATTGTGCTTTGGACACATGGACACACTCACTCTAGCTTCGATTACCACATTGGAAAAACTAGAATTGTAGCTAATCCAAAGGGTTACAGAGAAGAAAATAAAAATGAGTTCAATCCCAATTTAACACTTGACATCTAAACGAAGTATGTGTATAATCTTTAATGTAGAAAGCATGATATTATAAAATCTATTAAATCTTTTCCTATTTTAGAAGGAACGTCTTCCGAGCGATCATCGTCAACCTCCCACCATTCGAGTGGGAGTTCTAGCATGAAAGATAAAATTCTTGCTGTATTCGGTGGGTCAGCTGGTCTGAAAGAATGCTTTATTGCTGGCGGAGCTATTACCAGTTTAGTCACAAATAAACCAATTAATGATTGGGATATCTATCCCAAATCTACCAAGGCTAGAGATGAAGCTTTAGTATGGATGTATGAATCTGGATATTGGAATGCACATGTTTCGTCAAGAGCATTGACGTTTGTTAATTCTGATTCTACTGTTCAAATTATGCTATTTGAAATGAAATCTATGGGAGACTTTATTCGTTGGGTTTTCAATGATATCATGAAGGAAGAAATGGATACAATGATTGCTTCCCAGATTGACCCAAAGAAACTTGGTGGTCCTATTGCGAATATCGCTAGACCTTGGTTTATTAATAAGTTAAATTCGGAGACTGATGTATGAGTGTTATCAAGATCGGTGTAACAGGCACACGTTCCGGTTGTAATCAATATCAAATTCAAATGGCATGCAATTTTCTTCATAATATTAAACATGAAGGTGCAAAAATTTATGAAGAATTTGAATTTCATCATGGCGATTGTATAGGAGTTGATGCAGAATTAGCAGATATAGCCAAACAACTTGGTTATAAAATTGTATGCCATCCGCCTGCAAAAGAGGATCTACGAGCTTTTGTTATCTCAGATGAACGTAGAGAGCCTTTAAGCTATTTTGCTCGTAATAGAAATATAGTTGACGAGACAGATCTTCTTATGGTAGTGCCATATCAAAAAGAATGGCAACCTAATGGAGGAACATGGTATACGCATGATTATGCAGAAAAACAACAAAAGCCTATGATTATTATCTATCCAGAGGCCGAGAAGTGAAGACATTTCAATATTTAAATTTTGTTGAAATGTCTGAAGCTACAATGAATAGATATGGAGCGGATGGATGGGAATTAGTCTCAGTATATGTGAAAAATTATCACACACATTATGTTTTTAAGAAAGAAATTATTAATGAAAACGAAACCTCATCTGTATAAAAGAACAACCAAAGGTAATATTCAAATTTGGTACGCAGAAATCGATGGGGGGTCTTACCATACTATTTCTGGCCAAATAGATGGAAAGAAGACTATTTCTAGTTGGACTAGGTGTAAGTCTAAAAATGTAGGAAAAACTAACGAAACTTCGCCAGAAGATCAGGCCGAACTTGAAGTAATAGCGATGTATGAAAAACAAATAAAAAAAGGCTATTTTGAAAACATTAATGATGTTGATAACAGACAAGGTGTTGAACCTATGTTGGCAACAAAATGGAAAGATCGTCTACGGTTTTTAATTGAAGCCGGAGTTACCTCAGTATCAGTCCAACCAAAATTAGATGGTGCCAGATGTATCGTCACCAAAGATGGATGTTTTTCTCGTAATAAAGAATTATTTGTATCTGTTCCCCATATTTCGGATGCGTTGGCACCATTATTTGAACAATTCCCAGATCTTATTCTGGACGGCGAACTTTATAACCATGAATATAGCCGTAATTTTAATAAGATAATGTCATTGATTAAGAAAAAAACTCCAACTGCGGAAGATCTTATCGAATCTGCTGCCAAGGTTCAATACTGGATTTATGATGTGCCATCTATAGATGTAGGATTTATACAAAGATATTCTACGTATGAGGCAATCGTATATGTTATTAATCATCCTTCTATTGTGGCCGTAGATACTATTCTCGACTGTCCATTGGAAAATGTCGGTAATGTATGTTCGGAATATCTACAATCTGAGTTTGAAGGTGGCATGGTACGTCTCAATGAAAAATATGAATTTAAGCGTTCGACATCATTAATGAAATGGAAAGAATTTCAGGATGATGAATTTTTGATTATTGATGTGGTGGATGGAGATGGTAATCGTGAGGGAGTAGCTGCGAATGTAATTTGTCAGACAAAAGAAGGTAAATTATTTGGAAGTGGTCCATTAGGTTCTCTCGAATATTGCCGACAACTTTTGGTTGACAAATCTCAAATTATAGGTAAAATGGGTACTGTAGTATTTCAGGATTATACTCCTGATGGTATACCAAGATTTGGAAAATTTAAAGGCGTAAGAGATTATGAGTAATTATAATATTTTGACAGTTAAAACTGGACTTTCTCCTGAAACTCTGGCATGGCATAAACGAGAAGGTTGGGAATTGGTTGGAGTTTCGGTTAATCCTTATTATAATGAAACTCAACAAATGGTTGTTGTTCCAAAATTGAAGTATACTTTTAAGAAGAAAGGATCTGATGATGCGTAAATGTACTTTTTTAGTCGGCGTTCCCGGATCCGGTAAATCCACTTGGGTTGATGCACAGAAAGATTTTAATACCTTTGTTGTTTCTACAGATCGAATTATTGAAGATATTGCTAATACCTATATGATGACATATGATGCAGCATTTAAAGATCTTATAGGGTTTGCTGAGAAAACCATGTTTAATCGTCTGGCTAAGTTAGCTGAAGCTGGGTCTGATATCTACATTGATCGTACTAATCTTTCGGTGAAGTCTCGGAAAAGAATTATCGATATTTTGAAACCATTTGGATATAATTTTAAGGCTGTTGTATTTCCTGTTCCAGATAAAGAAGAATGGCAGCGTAGGTTGGATTCTCGTCTCGGTAAGACAATTCCAAAACATGTTTTGGAATCTATGGCGATGAATTTTCAACATCCCATGATGGAAGAAGGTTTTTCTAAAATTTCTTATGTTTGAGGAGTCAAGGATGTTGACAAATGATATTGCTTCGTATAGAGAAGCGGCAGAGGCCATTGTTAAAGATTTGGAATCTCGTAAAGGTATCGGAGATGAATGGAACGATCTTGACGATGATATCAGAGATGAAATAATTGAAAAATGGTCGGATATTTTAATGGATCATTTGTAAGGAATAAATATGAGTAGAACATTTCTAATCGCTGATACACATTTTGGACATAACAATATGTGTGTTTTTACAGATAAAAATGGTAACCCCATTCGGCCTTGGAATTCGGCGGAAGAGATGGATATTGCTATGATTGAACTGTGGAATGATACAGTTCAAGATAACGATAAAGTTTATGTACTAGGAGATGCGGTTATTGGTCGTAAACATCTGTCTACATTTGGTAAACTGAATGGAAAGAAGGTTTTGATCAAGGGCAATCATGATATTTTTAAATTGACTGATTATACTCCGTATTTTTATGATATTCGTGGTTACCATGTAATGAATGGGTTGATTCTATCTCATATCCCAATTCATGCTGAGTCTCTTGGAAGGTTCGGATGTAATATACATGGTCATCTTCATTCTAACAGGGTTATGACGAAAGTTCCATACAAAGAACTAGATGGTCCCGGTGGAAGTTTTGGATATCAGACCTTTTATAAAGAAGGAATAGATCCAAGATATTTTTGTGTATCTGCCGAGCATACGGAATTCAAACCTATGCTGTTTGATGATGTATGTCAGGCCATTATTGATCAAGGCGGAGAAATTGGGTTTAAAAATGGTAATGGCCCAACTATGTAAAATAATGGTTCCAATCAAGCGGATTAAATTAACATGGGTTAAGCCTATTATACATATATAATGAATATGGAAGGTGAACTGTAGCGGCCTACAGCCTAGTCTTGAAAACTAGTGGCACCTTAACGGGTGTGGGGATCGACACCACCCGCCTTCCTCATAGAACTCCGAGAATTACTAAATAGTAGATAACGTAAATCTATTAGTAATTCTCGGAGAATAGTGTAAGTAATCAAACTATTAGTTACAGATTAAAGTGCGGTAAATATTTTAAGTTATAACTGGAACTGTGGCCGAGCGGTCTAAGGCACCATCTTGGAAAGGTGGCGACCCTTTACGGGGTCCGTGGGTTCGAATCCCACCGGTTCCGCCATAATGACTGCTATATGAGGCATAAAGGCATTTAATGACCGATATATAAGTCAATGGAAGGTAGAGCAGTCGGGTGGCTGTCCTTGTTTGCTAAACAAAGGGAACCTAGAAATAGGTTTACGGATCGGGACCGTTTGGAAGCACCATAAACCCTAAATAGAATAAGTACAACATCAACAGGGATATTTTAAACTATGAAAACTTTTACCTCATTTTTGGCTGAAGCAATGGCTGTCAGCGAACATCCATTAATCACCAATAAGTGTCTTCATGACTTTTTATTCCATGTAAGTAGTCCTTCCGATCCATCTATGCACACAGGATCTATGCATGAAGGCGTGGATGATAAAATGTTTGGCAGCATTTTTGAAGATGTCGATGTTGAAAAGTTTGCTCATAAGTCTATGAATTTACCTAAGACTCGTGCCCTTATTCAACAGGGCAATTCTGAGCTTCCTGATGGGGCAAATGTACATAAGACAATGGGGCAAAAACTTCGTCATACGTTTGAATCGATGGAACACGAATCTCCTTCACAATCTAGTGCAAAACTTAAAGAATCAAAGGCTCATTGGAATTCTTTTGCCCAAAGTCGTGGATATAAAACTGGTCCATCTATGCTAGGTGAAAATGGTAAGACTAAGAAATCCACAGGTGAGATGGTTCATACAAAAGGACTTTCTTTAGCACCACACGCAACTAATGGTCTTCATAAGTTTGATGTTTGCCCTCGTGCTTCTAAAGAATGCCGTGCAAATTGCTTGGGTACAGAAGCTGGTGGAAATAAACAATATCCAGACGCAGCATTATCGGCCAAAGTTTTGAGAACACATTATTTGGCAATGCATCCTGAACATGCTGGACGATTAATTGATCATGAAATTGGTAATCACGTTAAGGCAGCAACAAAGAAGGGATATAAACCGGGAGTTCGTATGAATGTTACTTCGGATATTTCATGGGAACATCATGCTCCGCAACTTTTTAAGCGTCATCCGGGTGCCCAATTTTATGATTACACAAAAATTCCTAACCGTGTCGGCCATCCTAAAACGCCTGAAAATTATCATCTTACACTTTCGCATACAGGGACAGGACATGCTGAATCAAACGATCATGAATCAGTTAAGAAATTGGAAGGTGGACATACAGTGGCTATGGTTTATCACAGGGGTAAGGATGTTCCAAATCCTACTCATGTTGAAGATGTGAAATCTGGCCGTAGATACCCTATCGTAAACGGGGATCATGATGATAATACCTTTGATCGTCACGCACAAGCTGGTAGAACGCTCGGTAAAGCTGGACATGGTGTTGTATCTGGTTTACGCTTAAAAGGCGTTAAAAACGAAGCCGCAGGACATTTTGCAAATAAAGTAGATCATGATGGAATTATTCGCATCAATCACTAAAAATTAGTATTGACTTTTAAATCCCTATCAGATATATCTACCACGGTATTTGATAGGGATTTTTATATGTGGATTAACCACTTATATAAAATAATGATTGACACATTATAAAAACTGTCCTATATAAGTTGAATGCCCTGATGGTGGAATTGGTAGACGCACCAGATTCAAAATTTGGATCCTTCGGGAATGTGAGTTCAAGTCTCACTCAGGGCACCAGTTAAAAGGTTTTATATTATGATTAAGAATATTCTATGTAAATTGGGTTTTCATGATTGGTTGTATAATAATACAACTGTATCAGAAAATATTGAAGATAATTCAAATAACCATGGAACGTTTATGGATTATAAATGTTCTCATTGCGGGAAAGAAAAAACATTTTTTCATCCTTTTAATTAAACATTATTTTGCGGGCGTGGTGGAATTTGGTAGACACCGGAGACTTAAAATTTCCCGAGTTTTACTCATGCAGGTTCGAGTCCTGTCGCCCGTACCAACCTTTCAATAACTTTTACCAGAATAATATCTTTCCATTCTGACAGATCTACCATTTCCTTTATTTTTAGCTTTATAAGTTGACGTTAAAGAATGGCAGTTTGGGCATAGTAAGGTCAAATTTTCTGGTAAATTATTTTCTGAGTTACCATCTATATGTTCAAGTTCAACACTGACAAATTTCTTTGTGAAATCCCATGCGCAAGTTGTATTCAAGCATATGTTACCGTGATTCTCTAAGAGAATATCTTTAGCCAATTTGGAAGATAATTCACCTTTTTCAAATTTGTCTAGTTTTATTTTCTTTTTATGTGTCAGTTCACAATTTTTAGAACAATATTTCGATTTTTTAAACTTTACTTTAGTATTACATAAAATACAAAATTGTGGCTCAATGTTTTTCTTAACAATATTTGTCTTTAATTTTTGTACCATATTCTTTGATCTTAATTTATTATTAAATTCAGCAGAACAAGAATGCGAGCAGAATATTTTTACCCTTTGATGATATGTCGGGGTTGCAAAATTTTTCTGACAATTTTTACAGGTCTTAGAAGTAGAGGGTTTGGGTTGTTTTTCTTTGCATGAATTGCAATACTTTCTTTTCCTAGAGTCTCTATTTACGGTAAAATTTTCTTGACATGTTATGCATTTATTTGTATACATATATACTCCTAATATAATTTATATCTCATTATAGTCATAATGCCCCTATAAGTCAATGGTAGACTGCCAATCTTGTAAGTTGGACACGAGGGTTCGATTCCTTCTGGGGGCACCGCAACTATATATGTGTTTCGAATCTAACCATCGGCACCATTAAAGGTTTTATATTATGAAAAGGACTAATACCGTAACATGGGTTGATGGTCGAGTTATTACTAAACTTATGACACAACTACAGATATCTCTTATGGATTATCAAAAAGATGCATATGATATAATTGAAAATAATAAACCTATAGCAGGAGGGGATTTTCAGGTAATAATTGATGCAATTAACCTTCGAAATAAACTTGATTTGGTTATAGAACAATCTAAGATTAAAAACACAATGGCTGGTCGATCTGGTGATTAAAGAGGTTTCATAAGCCTCTCAGAGTGGTTCGAATCCACTACCAGCCACCAAAAAAAGAGTTGACAAGAGTTATTAAACAGGGTATAATGCCCTCATATTGAAACGGAGAATATATTATGGTTTATTATAAGATTGGTGATATTGTGCGTCAGACGAAGCAAAATGGTAAATATCCATTTTCTGATTTGGCTGACAAAGATTTGGAAGTTATGGAAGTTCTAAATGGCCGACCATATCCAATTCGAGCAAAGTTGGTAGGAACTCATTCAAGTTATAGTGCAACTCTGTTTGCACTAGATGAAATCTTTCTCGTTCCTCAGAAAATCGAAGAACCAAAGGTAACCCCAACTAAGTTTCAGGTTGGTGATAAGGTCAGTTCTATTAAGTATCCCATTTGGAAGAATATGACAGTATACAAGGTATGGGCAGGCGATAAGTATGCCTATACTTGTGTTGACTCCTTTAAGGGGCGTGGAGCTTTTGATGAGAATGATCTTGTATTGGTTGAAGCTGTATCGTCACCTGTAGAAACACCTACAGCACAAGAGCCAGCGAATGCCACTAAAGATAATTCTTTGGTTGAAAGCTTTACAAAGTTTGACACTGAGAATCCATATGTGTATACTCTCTTTAAGTCGTATGCATTTCGTGCGATGAATCGTGGTCACACAACTATTTCACCTAAGACCATTGTTGAACGAATTCGTTGGGATATCCCAGATTTCAAGATTAGCAATAACCATATTTCATATTATGCTCGTAAATTTGTGGATAATTATCCACAGCACGAAAGCTTTTTCCTCTTCAAAAAGGCAGCGTAATCGTGAAATTTAAAGTAGGAGATAAAATCATAGCCACCAAAAAATGTTCCTACAATTTCGAAGGAGCAACAACAAGAGCTGGGACTATTGTAGGTATAGTTAACACAACTCGTTGGCCATATGATGTACTATTTGATGATAAAAACGTTTTTTTTGATCATGTTACATGTCCTTGTAATGAAGATGAAATTGAACTTTTATCTTGACATAATATAAAAACTATACTATATAATTGGTATGAAAAGTTTTTATCAAAAATGTGCAGAAATATTGAATGTAGACTATAATAGCGAACCTTTTCCCTATAGGTATAGGACTCGTTGGAATAATAGACAAGCTGGTGAAGGAAGATTTGAAGGATATGGAATAATCCGTAAATTTGGGTCTAAAATTCATGTAGCACTAAGAAATCCTTTGACACATATCAAAGTATATGATACTGAAGAAGAAGTGTTGGAATATTTAAGACAAGTTAAGACAAATTAAGTTTTGTCTACAGCCGTTTGAACAGTTAATTGGACCATTAACTCAGTAGGTAGAGTGGCGGACTTTTAATCCGTATGTCCTCGGTTCGAACCCGAGATGGTCCACCAGTAAGCTCCCTAGGGGGAGAATGTTCGGTCGCTCCGAGATAGAGTTTGAAAGTTTCTGTACACTGAAATTTTCTCTTGACAATAAATGCAATATAATATATTCTAGCTAAATCTTAATACGAATTCTTTTATAAATAGGAGAAGTTATTATGCCCTAACTTAATATTTTTATTAATTTATTGGATATTGTAATTATTTTTGTGTTTTAAAGTGTGTTTTAAAGGTTGCTGGTGACTATATATTGGAACCAGATTTAAAATGATTGATGTTAGCCTGATAAACTTTTTCTAAGCTAGAAGGGCGTAGCAAGAAAACATCAATCATTTTAGATTAGTAAATATACAATATTATATAAATAGTTACTCTACTAATGGAGTAATCAATGAATAAAAAATATAATAATTATAAAAAAGATGAATTAGCTTTAATAGTAGCAGATTCGATGTCTTTATCTGAAGTTTTGAGGAAATGTGACAAGAGGTCTGTCGGAGGCAACATAAGTCATTTAAAGCGTGTGTGTTCGAAATTTCAAATTGATTTGTCTCATATGACTGGTCAAGCTTGGAATAAAGGAAAAGTCTCTCTAAATAAGAGAAATCCTATCGAAC